AATTTCTACCACAACCACGTCTAAAGGAACTCTGGGGGCGATTCAATTTGCTGCAGCTAGTGGAGGGTTTGCAGCCCAAGCTGGTTTTATACTAGACCCATCGAGTAAACAATTTCAAATACCTAACGGTTTAAAAATAGGTAGTGGAAGCGTACCTTATATTGAATTTGCCGATGGAACCACACAGGGCACGGCAATGCTACAAGGCAATACGGGTGCAACTGGACCCACTGGTTCTACAGGAACACAGGGAAATACTGGTGCCACGGGTTCTCAGGGACCACAAGGAAACACTGGAGCAACAGGCCCAGCAGGTGCAACTGGAATTCAAGGAAATACTGGAGCAACTGGATCCGAGGGTCCAGTCGGTCCCCAGGGTAATACCGGTGCAACTGGCTCTGCTGGTGCAACAGGAGCACAAGGAAATACCGGAGCCACTGGTTCACAGGGTATTCAAGGTCTGCAAGGAAACACCGGAGCAACTGGCGAACAAGGTATTCAGGGACCACAAGGAAACACTGGAGCAACTGGTGCCACGGGTTCTCAGGGACCACAAGGAAACACTGGAGCCACTGGTGAACAAGGACCACAAGGAAACACTGGAGCCACGGGTCCCGTGGGTGATTATGTTATATCAATTCGCGGGCTTACTGGTGCTGTTGGTATCACCAATGGCTCTGGCATCGGTCTGTCTGTCTCTGGAAACACTCTGACTGTTTCGAATACTGGAGTTTTGAGTGTTAATGGTACTACTGGTACAATTACGAATGTCGCTAAAACAAATGTAGATAACAACTTTAGTGCTAGCCAAACTATTTCTGGTGGTGATGAAACTAAATTAAGTATAATCGATGCTGCAAATAGCACACAAATAGATCTAGTAACAGGTTTTACTCCAAATATCTACTCAACAGATAGCACTGGTGATTCTACCCTACAATTTACTTATAATGGCTCCAACAGTATTTTACTACTTCTTCCGAATGAATCTGGAACTCTGGCACTTACTAAAAATGTTGTAAGTTCTTTTAATGGACTTACGGGTTCGGTTACTGGTGTAACCACCGGAACTGCAAATACATTTGGTCCAGTTCAAAGTTTTACTAATGGTATTATCGTTACCGGTGCAACGATGTCTGGAACAGTATCTATTACTGGAGTCGTAACACCGACCACAGATTTGGATGCTGCCAATAAATTCTATGTTGATTCGGTAGCTTCTACCGGAATTCACTATCACCAACCAGTAGCACTTGCATCAACTGATGCCGAAACTTTTGCTTCTGGCGTAACTTATGACAATGGTGCAAGTGGAGTTGGTGCTTTCTTAAGAAAAACTTCTTCTTTTTCCAGAATAAACATCGACGGCATTGATGGTTCAACTGGAGACAGAATTCTTGTAAGATCTGCAAGTACCCAACAGTGGAACGGTATATATGATGTTACAAATCAAGGAAGTGGTAGCACTGGATGGATACTGACAAGATCTGCCGATGCAAATAATTACCACCCACACGATCAAGATGGACTTGGTGAAAATGATTATTTCTTCGTTCAAAATGGAACAACCTTAAAAGGAAACGCATATATCTGCAGCGTTCCTGATGGAATAACATTTGGAACAACGGCCATAACATTTGCCTTATTCAGCACACCTCCTGTTTATACGGCTGGAACCGGGCTTGCTCTGAATTCTCTGCAATTCAGCAATACGGGAGTTCTGACTTTTAATGGACTAACCGGTGATGTTACAGGCGTAACCACAGGAACTGCAAATATTTTTGGTCCAGTTCAAAGTTTTACTAATGGTATCAGTGCTTCTGGAATAACCATAGGTAATGGTGGAGATATAAACCTTGTTGGAGTATGTGCTGCCCAAAGCAGCATAATATCACAAGAATCTGGTTTCTTGGAGATAAGATCCAACACTCCCGTTTCATTAGCATATACACCGAGTGCCAGTTATTTAGCTATAAACAACCTAGATATACTTTTACAAAGCACAGTAGGTCCAGTGTACATTGGAGATGGTGACGGTGCGAGTAATAATACCCATATTGGAGTAAACGATACTACACAAATAATTGATCATTTTGCCACCAACCATAATTTTAATGGGACCGTAAACCTTGCAACTTCTTCTCTAAAAATAAACGGTTCGCAAGGCTCAAACAACCAAGTTTTGACATCTACCGGGTCAGGAATAACTTGGGCAACTATAAGTGGATCGGGTGGAATCAGCAGAACCATCACTACCATAACTGGCTCCACAACAGCAGGATCTGCAGCATCTACGGATTATGTCTATAACGGAAATACCACGGGAAACATAACTCTCACAATGCCAACAGCAGCCAGCAATACGAACAGATATACTATAAAAAATTCAAATACGGGAATTTTAAGTATAGCTACTACATCTTCTCAAACCATCGATGGGGCTACTTTCTACAATCTAAACAAGCAATATCAGGCAATTGATTTGCTCAGTGATAACTCTAACTGGTTCATAGTCTAATATGGCATACGCAGTAAGTTCCATAAATCAGCAAGTTTTGAAGCATACTTCCCAAAGCGAAAACTCTTCGCAGTTGGACATGATTTTTTTTACTGATTTGATACAAGCTACTGGCCCATCAACAGTCTCGCCCGCACAAGGTGGTGTTTTTTTTCTGCAAAGTGGAACCGGCGGGGGCGTTACGAACAATTCTACAGCTGTATTTGCTGTATTTGGAATTACAGCAGCACATGGAATATGTTCTCTTAATACGGGTACAACCAGCAATACCACTGCATATTCTGGGCTTTGTACAGCATTAAATATTCTCCCAGGATTGCCTACACCTTCAACGGGATTGGTAACAAAATACGAATATGAAGCTCTAATAAGAACCGATACATTTATTTTTGATGGAAGCACTCGGTGGGGGTTAATCCGTTTGGGCTTTATGCAATCTGTATCGGGAACGCCAACGGATGGTGTTTATTTTGAATTTGTTAGCGATGGAACGACAACAGACACCACATGGAATATTGTATTTCGAAGCAGCGCAGTTTCGCAGTCACGTGTAAATACTGGAGTTACCTATGCAGCAAGCAAAACATACAGGATGTATTTGTGCGTTGAAGTGAGTCTGGATGGAACTTATACAACAACTTATAAGATTAAAAATTTAACAGATAACACCAATACGGAATCGACAGCATCCCCTTCAAATAATAGTTTTTATCCAACCGCAACAACCGATTATATGGGTCCAGCAATCACTGTATTAAAACAGGGTGTGGCAACAATAAACTCCACTTCAGTGTATATAGATTATATTGCTTGCAGAATCAGAAGACCTTTAACGAGGGAAATATTAATATTTTCATAACAATATGGCATACGGCGTAAATTCAATCAACGAACTAGTTTTAATCGGAAGTTCCCAGACAGAAAATCCAACACAATTGGATACAATCATATTTACGGATTTTCACTCGGTTGCGGTACCAAGCGCTGCTATTACCGCTCAGGGTGGAGTTTTGTATGCCAACGCAGCAAACGGTGGAGCATTAACCTCCAACACCACCGCACACTTCACGGCTTTTGGTATTACTGCTGCGTCTGGTGTAGTATCTCTGTCAACCGGAACAACATCCAATACCACAGGATATGCGTCCATTTATACCAGCAATAACATATTGCCGGGACTTCCGACCCCAAGCGCAGGTTTGGTTACAATATATGAATATGAAGTTCTTCTAAGAACTGATACTACAATACATGACAATACTCTAAGAGGCTATTATAGAATGGGTTTCGGCAACTCTATCTCAAACGCTGATCAGAGTGATGGAGTTTATTTTGAATTTATATGTAATGGAACCCTAACTGATACGACATGGTTCGTAGCATTCAGAAAAGATGGTGGCACCGTAGACCGGGTAAACACCACTGTAACGGTGGCTGCAAGCAAAACTTATAGAATGTATCTATCAGTACAGGCAAATTCTGATGGGACATATACGACGACCTATAAAATCAAAAATCTCACAGATAATATAAATACAGAAGGTACGGCAACACCTACCACAACAGCAAGAATTCCAACGGCAGCTGGAGACTACATGGGTGGCTTTATAACCAATTCCAAGACAGTAACGGCTACAGCAACCGCAAGACTTATATTCCTGGATTACATCGGCATCAGAATACGCCGACCAGTAGCAAGGGAAATTTTAATATTCTCATAAACTATGCCAAACCCAAGACCATTATCCATCGTAAAATTAGTTGATGCAAATTCAACACAGGCTATAAACTTTCAGCTTTCAGCTGATGATCGGTTCATATACTGGGGAGAAATTGCACAGGATCCAACAAAATGTTTGGTTGAAGGTGTATACTGTGGAAAAAGACTGATCTGGTTATCTCCTTCGGAATTTGTTGAAGCAGATCCTTCAGACTATTAATTTGTAATTTAAGATAAATATTAGACAATGCCTATTGATTTTCCATCAACCCCATCATCAGGACAGACGTATTCCTACGCGGGACAGCAGTGGCAATACAATGGAGTTGCTTGGGATAAAATCGTTACAGCAGATATTGCAAATGATTCGAACGCCCTTTACGGAATTTCTGGAAGCATTTATGCATCAAATCTAGCAACAGGTCTTTTGTATGGTGGAATTATTTCTATAAATGCGGGAAACAGTGCACATTTTGACATTACTGCCGGAAGAGGACAAATACACGCCTCTGGATCTACCTATACATCTGGCCCATTTCCAACATTCCACTATGTTGATTGGGCAGGCCAAACTGGAATAACGTTAACACATCTCGCAACTAGTGATACTACTTGGATTTATGTGGATTCTGCTGGTCTTGTCCAACAGAGACCAACTTACTATACGGATCAACAGCTAGAAACTACTATAATTATTGGTCAGCTCGTACACCCTTCAAGAACATTTATCAATCTTGCAAGAACAAATCCAAACGTGGCATACGCAACGGACAAGCAGTACGAGCAATTCATTCGTTCCTTCGGTCCAATTAAAGTCTCTGGGCACACCATCCAACCAAATGGTGCAAACTTAAAACTAAACAGAACTTCTGGAACCGCTTTTAGCCTTGGTAGAAACTGGATCAATGATACGGACAATCCAAGCGTTGTGTCGGATGGGGCTTACACAGATTGCATTTTCTACAGATATTATCGTGGAGTAACCGCAGGAAGTTTTATAACGGTTCCCAACCAAACTGCAATAGATCCTACCAAGTATGATAATGGTAGCGGAACTTTACAAACAGTTCCCGGTGGTAAATACACAATTCAAAGACTATTCTATTATCCAAATACACCGACTCTTTTGGGTGTTTATTATGGTCGTGCAGAGTATACAAGTTTGGCAGATGCTGCTGCAAACATAAACTTTGAAAACTTTACTGAAATTGAAAATACCAGAACAAATGCGATCTTTGCCGGATATTTGCTGGTAAAAAGCGGTGCCACCGATTTAACAAATACATCTGATGCTCTTATTCTTCAGGCAGGAAACTTTAGAAGCACGACGAGTGGCGGTGGATCAGTATCGTTGACTCTTGATGATTTGACGGATGTTATAATAACATCTCCTCAAAATTATCAGGTGTTGACTTATGTGGATGGTGTCACTGGATGGGAAAATTTAAGTGTCACAAGTTTACCGCTTGTAAGTTCTTTGCGTGGTCTTACTGGTGCTGTCGGTATCACCAATGGCTCTGGTATCGGTCTATCTGTCTCTGGAAACACTCTGACTGTTTCGAATACTGGAGTTTTGAGTGTAAATGGTGCTACGCAAAATATTATTTTAAATGCAGGACAGGGAATAACTTCTAGTATTTCTGGTTCAACATACTCATTTACCTTGAATTACATTCAAGGCGCTTCTGCAATAACTGGTTTAAAAAATCCAGATCTTGCTGATAAAATTTTAGTTCAAAGACCGGGTACCAATGTAATGTACTTGACCGACATAGAAGGTGTTGGGTATGCAACATCCGGTGTCGTGAGTAAACTGAATACAATTAGTTCTGAGTTTATAAAAGTATTTACCGATGACGGAGCTTCTTCTACAACTTCCAAGGCTATTAGCGGAACATCATTCATAAATCAAATTAGACTCGGTACGGTAACATCTTTCAACGGTCTTACTGGCGATGTTACTGGCGTAACCACAGGAACGGCAAATACCTTTGTTGCTCTTCAATCCTTTACATCAGGAATTTCTGCCGCAGGTGGAATAACCTTTGCCAATGATATTTTTGTAAATAGTTTGAGAATTGGTCAGGGACCAGTTTCGGGATCTAGCAATACTGTAATAGGAGCATTTGCATTAGGAGTAATGGAGGGCGGTTTATCCAACACAGCTGTTGGTCATAGTGCTCTTGCATCGGCAACTGCTGGTGATAATAATGTGGCAATTGGTGCTGCCGCAATGAGTAATAGTACCGATGCTGGTTTCGCTAATGTGGCAATAAGTAGTTTTGCACTTAATAATAATGCAGGTTTTAGGAATATTGCAATAGGAGAGAGTAGTTTAGAGTTTAATACGAGTGGAAGTGATAATGTGGCAATAGGTCACAATACGCTTGATGGAAATGAAACAGGATATAGAAATACTGCAATAGGAAGTTTTTCATTAACCTCTGCTGGTAATACATTCAGTTCTGATAATACTGCAATAGGTAATCAATCTCTATTATTCCTTAACTCAGGAAGTCAAAACACTGCAATCGGAGCACTGGCTGGAAGAAGAAGAGGTACGGGTGCTGGTTCTCTTTCATCAGCAACTGGTGGAATTTACATTGGTTACGATGCCCGTGCATCCGCAGACGCACAAACTAACGAGATTGTAATTGGTAATTTAGCCGTTGGTTTAGGCTCCAATACGGCAGTCATTGGTAGAAATACACAAACCTCCGCAACAATATACGGATTGGTGAATGCACCAAGTGGTATTAGTGCTTCTGGAGCAACTTTATCATCAAACATAATAATTCCTTCTGGTTCAACTCTTACCGTCAATGGAAACTTTGTTGCCAATGGAAATGTCAATCTTGGTGATGCAGTAACCGATGCCATTACGGTCACCGGATTGTTAGCTGCCAACGGTGGATTGAGTGCTGCAGGAGGAACCTTCAGTGCACTTACAAGATTTACTGCGGGGATTAGTGCTTCTGGTGGGATGACTCTTGCGGGATCTTTACAGGGTTCCACTGCGTCATTTAGTGGTCCGGTGACTATAAATAAATCATCAGCTTTTGGAATTACAGCAGAATCTCGTTTTGCTGTACAATATAGTTCGTTTAATTACACAGCAGTTAATAAACTTTATAGTTACTACACTTCAACATCAGCTTTGGTTGGAGTAACAATTTGTAAAATATCATATGATACTATTGTTGATGATGTAAGTGGATCATTTAAAATAACGATAGCCAATAAAGAAACATCGTTTGCAACTCCTTATGATAATTTATCAACTTTTATGGTAACTTTATCAGATTCTAATACTTTAAATTGGTCTGAAATATCCTTATTTAATGGATTGAGTGCTCCTGTATATAGTTTATCATATGATGGAGATTACATTTCAATTTCTGTTACACAACCGATTCCAAAGGCTGGAACATTAAACTATATGATTGAAATAGAGAGAATAGGATGATATATAATACTTCATATATTTTAGAAAATAATATTTTTGTAGAAAACGGCAATACATCAAATAGTTTTCAACATTTTTGGATTGTATATCAGTTTACAGTAAATCAAGTAGAATATAATGTGTTGTTTTTTCATGATTCTAGTGAAAAAACTTGTGTAGCATTTAAACAAGCTGAAAATGTAAATTTTAATAATGTAAACAATAAAAACATAAATGCACATGAAGTTTTTTCAAAGGTTATGCTCGCAGTAGAACATTACAAAAATTTAACAGGTGTAACCGAATACAAATATCAAACAAACAATCAACAAAAAGATAACATTTATCAATTGATGGGAACAAGACTTCAAGTAAATGCCATAAATACAGAGGAAATTACTGAATAATGCCACTAATGCCGTTCAATTCCGTTGGAGGATATTCTACTGGTAGAACCGGGTATAATATTATTCTTGAGTCTGGGCTTGTTAATGCTTTAGCAGGTATCAGTTCAGCAGGCGGAACTTTTAGTGGTAACATAAGCCTCCAAAACGCAGAGTATATTCAAAACACCACCAACGGTCGTATGGACTTCATGCCTGCTCCGGGCGGGTCTACGCACTATGGAATGTATTTAGATTTTACTTCTTGGGGTTATGGACCAAGATTTGGTACAATTAGATCGTCAGATGCTGCATTGAATCAATCAAATATACTGTTTGATACGGGGCTAGTAATAGGCTCAGATGTACGATTTAATTTTGGATCAAACGGGCAAAATGGTGTGGTGTGCAGCTCTACTGGAAATGATACAATTCAATTTTTTATTGACACATCAACTGGAATAAACAGCGGAGCGGTTGCTATAGTTGATAAAGCTGGGTTGGGAAACGCTAACAGATCTCCGGGTGCTACACACATAAATCCAAATCTTTATGTTTACCGATCCGGATCACTAAGGGCAACCGATTTTATAAGACTTGAGCATGATGGAACCAATGGTGAGATTGTATCTGGAGGCACTTCTGGAATCAGTCTAGAGCCCGGTTCCGGTATTGTAGGTGTATCAGGAAATATTCAAGTTTTACAAAATCAAATTTACGTGACAAACAATGCTAGGAGTTGGTTCTTATGAGAACAAGATCAAGTCGTCTTAATAACGGGTATATCGGGGATTATACGGCACATGATGATGTCACAGGTACTGTTAGTTTAAATAAAAAATATCTAGTTAACGACTATAGCTCTGAAACCGCTTGGATAAGACCTAGTGCTTGGAGACAGGGACCAACTGTATCCGAAGGAGAACAAAAAATTGTAATAACAAATGCAGTATACAATACTGATAATAACTTTACTGCATTTACAATGACTGGAAATTTTAGTGTTGACTGGGGTGATGGAACAACAGGAGCATACTCTTCAGCCTCAACAGCTTCAAAAAATTATGACAAAACAACTTATGCGGGATTAACAAGTGATGTCTTCCGTGGTTATAAAACTCTTAATATTGTAATTATACCCCAAGCCGGGGCAACTTTTAATGGATTTTTTAACTTTGCTCTGAAAAATCCACAATCTGGATTGCAAAGTTACTACAACAACGGTTACCTTGAAATTATCATGTCAGCTCCTTTTGCAACAGGTGGGTTGACTGTTTCCGATACAACATTTAATAATAGATCTGCGTCAAGACTCCTTGAACACTTTAGATGGATTGGCACATCTAATTTAACATCTTTGGGTGCTGCATTTATTGGTTGTAATAATCTTAAAATTATAAGTGCATTTCCATCAACATCAAGAATAACAGATTTTCAAAGTTTGTTTCACAGCTGCCATGCACTGGAATGGATACCTCCAAGCATTTGTGAAACTCAAAACGCACCAAATTTAAACTTTATGTTTTATTTGTGTTCTTCACTTAAAAAAGTTCCCGGTACATTTAATACAAGTAACTGTACTTTCATGTCACAGTTATTTCAAGATTGTCAAGCTCTGAAAAGAGTACCGGCCATTAATACTTCAAAAGTAACAAGTACAAATATGGCTGGGCTTTTTGCGGGATGTAGAGCCTTAGAGGAAATTCCGGGAGAAATAGACGCGGTATCCGCTACAAGTTTGGGAAGTTTGTTTTTTGGTTGTGATAATTTAAGATACTTACCAAAAATTAAAAATACCTCTAACATTACTAATTTTTCATTGATGTTTGCCCAGACTAGATCATTAGAACAAGTTCCTTATCTTGATACAACTGCAGGAACTTTATTTAATGACATGTTTAATACTTCGGCAATAACAAATCTCGATGCATGGGGAAATACTTTCAATATGCCCAATGCAACAAATACATCAAATATGTTTAGATTTGGTCGAACTCTTGAAAGAGTTCCAAATACATTTGTTACTGGGGCAACACTTACTACTGCAAATGCTATGTTCTATGGATGTTATAAATTAACAAATTGCCCAAATATAAATTTAAGTGGTGTTGCAAATATCTCTGAAATTTTCTACGATTGTCGTGGAATTAAAGAAATTCCAAATATTCAATTAAGAACAAATACCGCAGGAACCTACACAAATATGTTCTTCCAGAACTGGAGTTTAAGTTCATGTGGTATGAGTGGATTTACGGGAGCGAATGTGGACTTCAGTAACAATTCTTTGGGGGCCACTGCTTTAAATACAATTTATACCAATCTAGGAACAGTTGGTGCATCTGGCGCAGGAGCAAGAACAATTACAGTATCAGGCAACTGGGGAAACGCAGCAGACAATCCAGCAATCGCAATTGCTAAAGGATGGACAGTAACAGGATAAAATTATGGATAGAGGACCAGGATTTTATAAATTAGATAATGAAGATTTACTGCATGGACCAAATTATGTCTTATCTGGCGGTTATAATCTGTATGCAGAAAATAAAGATGATTATACCTACCCTGTAGGGGGCTGGTATTGGTTTGATACAGAAGGTGCAGCTAGAGTATTTTTTGGTCTTCCTGAATTACAGATAAATACTGAAGAAGGAAATCCTTATGCCTGAAGCATATAAAAGTTTTGGAACTTTGGTCGGCAGTACTGCTGCTACAACAATTTATAGTGGAGTGACTGGAACAGCGTTGGTAAATTCGATTCAAATTGCTAACAATGATGTAAATAATATAAATTATGTTACCGTAGAACTTTTAAAGGGAAGCACTGCATATTCTCTTATTACTCAAGCGCAGTTGCCTTCCAGAACAAGTTTTCAGGTATTGGATGCCCCACTGGCACTTGAAAGTGGTAATCAGCTGAGATATACATCTGGATATACTTTTAGTACACATGTTGTCGTATCCGTAATGGAAATTACTTGACAATAATTTATTGATTGGTATACTGTGGGGATGTTTCTAAACTACCACAAAGCCGATCCCTCTGTCGTTGATCCCAATTATCAAACTGGTCTTGCCGCATGCTTTGATCTTGCTGCATACATTCCCGATAGTGAAAAGGTTCGGGTCTACTCTGGTAAGGAGTTTGTGGATGTTATCCCCTCCTTTGAGAGCGGAAAGGGAAACTGCATCCTTCTGCTTCCCGGAGAGCGTGCATTGATCCGTACAGGGCTCACCTTTGATATTCCTGCCGGATACTCCATTCGTCTCCATCCACGTTCCGGAATGGCTTTAAAGTTTGGTCTTACTCTTGCAAACTGTGAAGGTGTTGTGGACGAAGATTATACCCATGAAACCAAGGTCATTATGATGAACACGAATACCCAAGAGGCTGTTCGAATCTATGACCGTGATAGGATTGCTCAAGCCGAGGTTGTCAAGTATGAGCAAATTAAGCTCATGGAGACATACGACAAACCCGGCCAGAAGTCTGACCGGGTTGGCGGGTTTGGAAGTACTGGGAAGTAAAATTAAATTGGTTCTACTTCAGAGAAACCGTAGCTAATATCCTGCAAGATGGTACCGGCAGACTCGTTTCTGACTCGGAGTATACCAGAACAAGGTGTGTTAGGAACGGCTCTAATTCTTAGATTATCATTCGGCTGTACACCAAATTGGTTACCACTAACAATCTCACCCCATGCCTTGCCATTAATATTGATCTCAATTCTTTCAAGTGGTCCTCCAGTGGAATTGATATCTGTTATAGAAACTTGAATTGTAGTATTCATATTAAGGAATTCTACTACAGATGCGGCAAATTCATCAGTGCTAGCTCCACCGGATGCGGCATAATATTCAATATCTACAACACTCATTCCGGTCAATCCTCCCCAGCTACTCGGTGATAGTGTTGGAGTTATATCACCTGTTGCATAACTATATGTCACACCTGTTGAAAAATTTTGTCCATTTGATGTGTTTACCAATTGCAAGAACCCTGAACCTGATCCGGGCGTTGTGGGAGTAACGATGGCTACTTGGAATGCTTCTCTATTGTTTTGTAAATTTAAAAATGGATCTGTAAACAATCCAACTGTAAGACCTGAAGTTAACAGATTAAACATAGCGCCAGTACCGGAAGTTGTTCCAAATATTCCTGGGGTTGTTCCTTGTACACCTGTAAGTGAAGCAGTTAATCTAAAGGCCGCGTTATTTCCACCTACAAGATTGCTATTTCCAAATGCAAACACTGGGGTTGGCCCGGCGCCGGATGCAAAATAAGTAGTGCCAGCTACAGGCATATTTAGGTAATTTTTGGTACCAAAATCTGAACCCAATATAAAAGCATTTCTATTAGCTGGGCAATTAATTATAAATGTAATTTTATTACTGCATGAAGTATTTCCATCATTTACGTTAAACAATTCTATACTTTGTGTAAATACTCCATTAAATAGACTATTTGCTTTTACACCCAATTGAATGGTTTGACCGCTGGTCCAGTTGGCCGATGGCGGAACGAATGGGAATGCAGTTCCTTCAGCCAATGCATTACTAAATTCTACACCATTTCTACGATAATAGAGCTCACCAATTAAAGCGTTGGAAGTGGTACCGGAAAGTCCCCATTTTAACTTTGTTCCGGTGGTATTACCCGCAATGGTTCCAACTGAAGTCCATGCAGAAGCGCCCGTTCCATAATTGGAAGAAGTTGAATACGGTCCACCGGTAAAATTTAATTTTGTAATTGTAAAATTTGATGGCTCCCCTGGAGTTGGTGGGACAACTACTGAAATTGCAGTTCCGGAATCCGAGGAAGTTGTAGTATAATCACCGGCACTCATCATATTTTGGAATTCAGCATTGCTGATTCTCATGCCGTTATTTACGTTTGTCCAAGATTGAGTTGCTGCATTAAAAGTAAATGGACCCATCATTGTGTTAACGATAGGAGAGCCCGGAGAAGCAACTGTATTGGTTTGTTCAACCAAAGAAGCAAAAAAAGTAGCCATCTGTCTAGTAGTATACATGTTTAGTAGTCCTTTTTTATATTTATAATGATATTAATTTGAATTTTATTGGTCTTTATTCTTTGATTTTGGCCATTTTACTGATTTAAATTCTTTCCAGACGGCCCAAAAGGTAATAAGGCATATCACAACATACCAAAAACTCCATTCAGATCCTTGGTTTGGTGCCCCAAAGAAAGGTTCTTTGAGTACGCTATGTACTGGGTTTCCCTGTTTATCCAAGGAAGATACAATTTGGGGATTTGTGCAGGAAGCGAGAAAAATAAGCGATAGAAGATATTTCATGATTTATTTCCTCCTGCAGCTGTACCAAAGTAGAATCCGACGACAGCCAAGAGAACTTGACGATTTTCTTCAGCAAACAAATATCCTGGAATTTCTACAAAATACTTCCGAGTTGTCTCTGGGACCAAACCAAAGAAACTTTCAGGTTGTTTTTGAGTAAATTCGGCAAACGTGGAAATTCCAAAAAATGGTAGGACAAACGGTGCAGCAACAACAGCAAAAAGGCAGGATAGAACAATCAACTGGCGAACACCTTTACCGACATCCAGAGGAACTCTCTGTGCTGCCTTGTCTTGGTTGTCTGTAGTTTGCTTATTTGCTTCAATGACCATCTTGAACATGTCTTTTTGGTCTTGGGCTCGCTGTGCCCAGTAACGGAACAGGAATCCCGTCACACCACCTCCGAGCAAAGATATAAGTTCTGTCGGCATATTACCTCAATTCTTTTGATATGAAAGTTGTAATTCTATTGATCCACGGACTTCTTCAAAATGATTCATCAAATTTTGTTCTTGAATAAGGTCTGGAGAATAGTCTTTGTGCCATTGAACTAGAATGAATCCAACATTGACATTTTTATTTTTAAGAGGAAGACATGCAAAGTGTGATGTAAATTCATCTTCAAAGAAATGTTTGACATAGCTATTTTCTGGCAATGCTTCGACCGAATAAATCAAAGGTCTGTTTTCTAGAACTTTGGTGATTAGTGGAATAAACAAAGAACAAAGTGTATTTTTAAATTTTAGTGCTTGAGATGTATAGCCCTTGTGGGAAGACTCATGAGAAACTGAAAATTTTCTCATGGAAATTCCATCCATATAGTACTCACCATTGTGAAACTGCATGACGCTAGCCCGCATGGAATTTGAAGCGACACGGAGCTCTGTAAGACGCTCATTGATCTCACTGTGAATTAAAATAAAATTGTCGGTTTTTGTTTTGGATTTCCAGAATCTGTGGACGCCAAGGCTTATTCCAAGCACTCCTGCGACCCACCATGCAATGCTCTCTACGGTTTTAGGTACTTCTAGGAATCCAAATGACATTAAAATCTCCGTGTCTTAATATTTAGATTCTTGACACCCCCCTATTAGGGTCTATAATGTCTACATGACTAGAGACGAATTATTTGCTTTACACCAAGAAATTTGCAACCGGGCATTAATTATAATGCGTCACAAATCCGCAGATTACGCATCGGGAACCGATCCTTTTGCTAATTTTAAGCGCGGAGAGATCCTGGGCTTCGCCACAGCAGAAGAGGGGCTCATGCTTCGGGTTGTGGACAAGGTTTCTCGTATTTCTACCTTCCTCAAAAAGGGTGAACTGAAGGTCAGCAACGAAACCGTGGAAGACAGTATCTTGGATGTCATTAATTATATGATACTATTGCACGGTTTGCTGGCTGATAAAGACAATCGGAAGATTTAATGAAATTTTACACTGCCTGCGCCCTAAAGGGCAACAAAGTACTGGTTCGTGGCTATCGCAATGGAGAACGATTTACTGACTCCATCGTGTTTAAGCCATCCATGTACATTCGTTCGGAGAAGGATTCCAAGTACCGGACTCTCAACGGAGTCAAGGTCAAGCGAATGATCTTTGACAGCCTTTATGATTGCAGGGAGTTCATCGACCAGTACAGAGAACTGGAGGATTGTCCGATCTATGGCAACACTGATTTCATTACTCAATACCTCATGGAGACTTATCCGTCTGAGGTGGAATACGATCTTTCCCAGATCAAAGTAGCATACCTAGACTTGGAATGTGAATCCGAAAACGGATTCCCAGATCTAGATTCTCCGAACGAGAGAGTCAACTTGATGAGCATTCGCATCTCCGGAGTGACTCACGTTATTAGTTTTACTCCGATCAACCTACCGGACTGCAAAGTCCATATGGTTGCCAACGAGAAGGAACTTCTCAAGAAGACCTTCGATATCCTTGCCAAGGAGGGAGCAGACATTCTTACCGGATGGAATATCAAGTTGTTCGATATTCCCTACATAATGGGTAGGGCACTGCTTTACTTCGAGGAGAAGGAAATACAGAGTTGGCTTCCGTTTGGCTTTCTCAAGATGCGTGAAACGGACATCGGTGGCAAGAATTACAAGATCTACGAGTTCCCCGGCTACACGATCTTGGATTACATGGATCTATATAAGAAGTTTTCCGGAACCAGTCAGGAAAGTTACGCCCTGCAAAACATTGCAAAGGTAGAACTCGATGCACAGAAACTGGATTACAGCGAATATGGATCGATGCGTGAGTTTTATCGCCAGAACTTTCAAAAGTTTGCGGAGTATAACGTCCAAGACGCTATCCTGGTTGAGCGACTTGACGATAAGCTAAAGCTGATTGATTTGGCGGTATCCATTGCTTATGAGGCAAAGATCACCTATGATACAGTATTCTTTGCCACACGGATCTGGGAAACCATCTGCTGTGACTATCTCGCACAAAAGAACATTGTTCCTCCCCTAAAGCGTAGTTATGCAAAGGATGACCAGTTTGTCGGTGCATATGTCAAGGAAGTGACTCCGGGTCTGTACAAGAACGTTGTCAGCTTTGACGCCACCAGTCTGTATCCCAGCATCATCATGCAGTGGAACATCTCTCCGGAGACTTGTGTGCACAAGGATTCGTCTTTGAATGCAGATGACTTCCTTCGAAGCAAGAGAAAAGATATTCCTGATTTGGTCAAGGAAGCAATTGCGAATAATAGTTCGCTTGCTTGTAACGGATCGGCTTTTACCACCAAACTCAAGGGGTTTATTCCTATTCTGATCGAAAGGACTTTCAATCAGCGCAAGGAAGCGAAGAACAAGATGATTGAGTTGGAAAAGGAATACGAGAAGACTAAGGACAAGGATCTTCTTCCTCGTATTGCGGCATTGAAAATTCGTCAGTCAGTCAAGAAGATTCTTGCAAACAGCCTATACGGTTGCCTTGGAAATCCTGCTTTCGTCTACTCATCTCCGGAACTTGCTACCGCCGTGACCGTAACTGGTCAGGTCATTATTCGCAAGGCAGAGATGGCCATGAACGACTATATTCAGCACCTTACGAAGGATGACAAGGACTATGTACTGGCGGTGGATACCGACTCGGTCTATCTGAATCTGAATGCTGTCGTGGAGAAGGTTTCTGCAAAGACAGACATCCCAGACGTAACACAGTTCATTCATGAAGTGTGTGAACACAAGATCCAACCGCAGTTCAAGAAAGAAATGGAATTGCTGGCGTCCACTCTAGGATGCCCGGAGAACAAGATCTTCTTCAAGCGTGAGGCGATTGCTTCTGCTGGGATGTTTATTGCCAAGAAGCGATATGCACTCCTCATGCAAGACCTTGAAGGTGTTCGGTTTGCCGATCCAAAACTCAAGATCATGGGTCTGGAAACTGCACGAAGCAGTACGCCTGCAGTCGTGCGTTCTAAACTCAAGGACTGCATTAAGATCATTCTGACCAAGACTCCCGAGGAGCTTCGCGCATACGTCGATGAATTTTATGATGCGTTTATGAATCTGCCCATCGAAGATGTTGCGTCTCCTCGCGGAGTTAAGGGTATGGGAAAGTATATCGACTCCTCTGACATCTACAAGTCAGGAACCCCGATTGCAACCAAGGCTGCATTGCTTCACAATGCCTATGTTAAGAAACTAAAACTTGATAAGGACATTCCTGCAATCAAGGAGAACGACAAGATGAAGTTCGTCTTCGTCAAGGTACCCAATCCTTACGGAATGGGAGGACGAGATGCAGTCATCGGATTCATTGGCAAGCCACCAGAGCAGTTTCAGTTGGAGAAGTACATTGACCGAAAGAAGCAGTTTGATAAGACTTTCGGTGAACCGCTTGACAACGTTCTTCAGGCTATTGGGTGGTCGATAAATCAGCAAGTCACACTTGAATCCTTCTTTGGATGAGTTATATTGGTAGTATGATCTTTAAGAAAAGTAAAACTGGTTATACAATTGACTGGGGGCGTTTTGGCCCAGGCAATGTTTCCAAGATGATTTATGATGGAGTTGATTTCCTTGAGGTTTATATTGAATATTTTGATTACGCCTGGTCTGTAAAAATTACGGTTAAGGCAGTCCCAGAAAACAAACTTGGTGTTGCCCCACCAGTTGTAATGAGTGAAGAATTTTCAAAAGAATTTCTTGAATTTTTTGGTATCAACATTCTTGATTATACTGCAGTCGCAGCAGATCCGGAAAGACTGTTGATCAATCTTATAAAAGTTACAAGCGATGCACAGCGTTGGAGTAAAAAAATGAATACCACATTAAAGTCCGCTCCGTCATATTCCACGTATACTACTCCCAAAAATTTTAGTAAAGTCTATCAACAGGCACCCGTTCACGGTGACGCTTATTCGAGTGATAGGGATGCCCGTATCAAGGAACTGGAAGAAGAAATAAAAGATCTCAAAGAAGAGATTGAAATGCTTAAGGCAGTTAATCAGGAGTGTTAAGAAATGGTGAAGAAACTTAAATCTAGATATGGTGATGAACGAATTATCACGCTTCTTGAAGACGGACGTTACAGAATCGAAGGTAGGTCTCTCTATACTCGCCATGGCGATGGGCTATTTGATTTTGAAGGTGGCCCATGCCTTATGGTTGGCGATAGATTTCTTGACACTGGCAATAATGTAATCATCGAAAACATAGAAATTGATGAATCAGTAGTTGCAGACAACTACGCAGGTGCTATAATTACTGTAAGAAAACTGAATAATGGAAAAAAACAAAATTGATTGCCATCCCGTACAAAACATATGTACGGATGAAAATAGTAAACTTTTACACATGAGGTTAAATCTTTCTTCTATTGAAGAACGATTGGATACGGCATCACTTTGCCCAATGTTTAGTTTTTGGTATGAAATCCAAGATACCTTACGGGTTGCATCGGAAGAAATCAAGTCACTAAAACAGGAAATAAAACTTTTAAAGGAAAAATTGAATGATCAAGAAAATCTTTAATTATATCAAGGATTCGCTCAAGCGTAATTTTAAGATCTCCGAGTACTTTGAGCATGTTCAGCGTTTGCTGATGGGCGCAGTTACATTTTTGGCGTTTATGCTGGGTGGCTGGGAACTTGGTTGCTGCATGCTTCTTGTTTCTCTGATCGATCCCCGTTGGTTTGACGAGTAATCCTATGCCAAAGAAAAAAATTAGAAAGAACAGCAAACTTATTCGCTATAATCAATACGACCAGATTCCGCAGGAATCTTTGGAAGAATTGAAAGATCGTATTACTGGGATGCCAGTACATATGCTGCTCATGGAGCATCAGACGCTCTCCGAGTATTATGGTACCCTACAGAAAAAAAATGAAGATTGGTTTACGGGACCAACGATGGGTGTCTTCGACAAGATGATGGCGGTCAGGGACAGAATCATGCATATCGTGCATTCCTTGCAAGATCACCTTTCGATGGCAGAATATCAAACAGACGAAGCATATCGGCTTATGGAAAAAAAGGAAAAGAATGTCGAAGTATCTAAAAACACTGATAAGCAAAATAAACAATCCTGACGCAACCCTAGTATCTGACGGCATCGACGGTGCTGATGTTACTGGGTTTATCGATACTGGCTCATATGCACTGAATGCATTGCTGTCCGGTTCAATCTTTGGTGGTCTGCCCAACAACAAGATCTCCTGCTTGGCTGGAGATCCTGCCACGGGAAAGACCTTTTATGCAATCGGTATCGCAGGCCAGTTCCTCAAGGATCACAAAGATGGCGTAGTCGTCTACTTTGACACGGAGCAAGCAGTGACATCTGATATGTTTACTGCCCGTGGCGTTGATCCTGAGCGCGTTGCAGTCATTCCCGTTGCAACGATTGAGGAGTTCAAGACACAGGCTCTCAAGATCGTCAATGACATTCTAGAGCAGCCCGAGGAAGAGCGCAAGCCAGTCTTCATGGTTTTGGATTCTCTGGGCATGTTGTCAACCGAGAAGGAAATGAATGATTCTGCAGAGGGCAAGAATGTCCGTGACATGACCAAGGCACAGCAGACCAAGGCAACCTTCCGCGTTCTAACGCTGAAGCTTGGCAAGGCAAAGATCCCCATGTTGCTGACCAATCACACATATCAGGTCATCGGTGCATATGTTCCCACAAAGGAACTTGGTGGTGGTATTGGCCTTAAGTATGCAGCCAGTAATATCCTTACACTTTCCAAGAGCAAGGACAAAACTGAGGAGGGCGTTGTCGGAAACTTTATCAAGTGCACCAACTATAAGAATCGTTTTGTTAAGGAGAACATGAATGTCGAGACTCGCCTGAACTATACTTCTGGTCTGAGCAGATATTATGGTCTGACCGATCTTGCACTAAAGTATAACATCTTCAAGAAGGTATCCACTCGCATCGAATTGCCGGATGGAACCAAGGCGTTCGAGAAGAACATCGATGAGGATCCCGAGAAGTACTTTACTAAAGATATCCTAACTAAGTTGGACGAAGAGATTCAAAAGGACTTTAAGTATGGCCAAGGTACCTGAGTATAAGTTTATAGATGAAATGATGGTCGGTCACGACACCTGCCCTATCCGGATTATGGAAGGGCAGTTTGCTGGCATCGTTTACAAGTATGGAAAGATTTCATTAGAAGAAGTCGAAGGCGAAAATCTCAAGGTTAATATGGATATCACAATGGTAGAGGCTCCGGAAGGATTTAATCAACAGGATGAAGTTTTTACTCAAACTGTTGGTGAAATTTTTGTTGATATTGTTGAAAAAAATGCAATGGAAATTACACAGAAAGATCCCGTAGATCTTGAAGACGACGTTCATCAGGATTAATGGTGGACTTGTGAAGACTTTGTGATAAGATAAAAATATGGAAACAGTCATTCTAAAGAACTTGGTACTTAATGAGGAGTACGCAAGAAAGGTCGTTCCGTTCCTTCAGGAAGAGTACTTCCACGATAAAGCCGAGAAGACGGTGTTCAACATCGTCAGCAAGTTTATCCTAAAGTACAACAACATTCCCACCAAGGATGCTATTCTCATCTCTCTGGAGAACGAGAAGGGTCTTGGTGAGGTAGAATTCAAGAAGTGCGTTTCTATCTCCGATGAAATGTACAAGGAGGGGGAGAAGTCGGACACCATTTGGCTAGTTGAGAACACTGAAAAGTTCTGCAAGGAAAAAGCCATCTACAATGGTATCATGGCATCTATCGGTATCATTGAAGGCAAGGACAAGGAACAGACACAGAATGCTATTCCAGAGATCATGTCTAAGGCATTGTCTGTGTCCTTTGACACCCGAGTCGGTCACGACTTCCTTGAGGACGTTGACGAGCGATACGAGTATTACCACAGGGTGGAAGAGAAGGTTCCCTTTGACTTGGAAATGTTCAATCTCATCACACGTGGCGGAACCCGCAAGAAGACCTTAAATGTTGTCATGGCAGCGTCTGGTGTCGGAAAGAGTGCATTCCTATGCCATCATGCAGCAGCATGTCTGTCACAGAATCTGAATGTTCTCTACATCACGCTTGAGATGGCTGAAGAGGAAATTGCAAAGCGCATCGATGCAAATCTATTGGATACAGAGATGCACATCCTTGAGCAGATGCCTCTTACCAAGTATGAGAGCAAGGTTGAAAACCTCAAAAAGACCTGCCGTGGAAAGCTCATCATCAAGGAGTATCCTACAGCAGCAGCCAACGTTACTCACTTCCGTAATCTTATGGAAGAGCTGAAGATTAAAAAGAAGTTTACCCCAGACGTAATCTTCGTTGACTATCTGAACATTTGTTCATGTGCTCGTTTTAAGCTGGGCAACGGCATGAACAGCTATACTTACGTTAAGGGTATTGCAGAAGAGCTCCGTGGCCTCGCCAAGCAGTTCAACGTACCTCTCTGGACGGCCACCCAGGTCAACCGCGAAGGTGCAAAGAGCAGCGACATGGAGATGACCGATACATCCGAAAGCTTTGGTTTGCCTCAGACGGCAGACTTTTTCTTTGCTCTGATTGAGAATGAAGAACTTGCAGAGGGTGGTCATCTGATGGTCAAGCAGCTGAAGAACCGTGGCAATGATCTAACAAAGAACAGAAAGTTCTTGGTCGGAGTCAACAAGTCCAAGATGAAGTTCTTCGATGTTGATAACACAAATAATAATCTCATCAATGCAAATAATACCGATGAGGAGGCGTTTGGCTCAGGGTCAGATGGTCAGGCATTCAACCCACAGTTCGGAAAGAAGAAGAACAAGGCCATCAACTGGACCTTCGAAGGCGCTAAATAATGCTATACATTGACAAGAAGTATGTTAATCTTCTGTCAGGTTCACTTGAAAAGTTCAAGTGGAAAAAGGATACTTTAGCCACATGCAGATGTTTCAAGTGTGGCGACTCGCAGAAGAACAAGTCCAAGACAAGGGGATACTTCTTCGAGCACAAAGGAAATTATGTATACAAATGTCACAATTGCGGTGTTGCTTGCAATCTATATTCTGTACTTGAAAGTGTCAGCCCATCTCTCTGCAAGGAATACGCATTCGAAGTCTACAAAGAAAAAAATCCAGTCTTGGAAGAAGAAACCAAGCCCGAGAAGCGTCAGCCTGTGTTTACAGAACTCGGGACAAGACTGGACCTGCTCAACGCAGACCACAAGGCGGTAAAATATGTTCAGTCTAGATTTATTCCGAAAGAAAAGTACAGCAACTTTTATTACACTGCTGATTTTGGCAAGATCATGCGATCCTTTGATAGGGATGGCAAGACGGAGGAACGGCTCGTCATCCCCTTCTACGACGAAAGCGGAGAGCTTTTGGGCGTACAGGGACGAGCGTTCAGCGAGAATGCAATCCGCTATATCACGCTTAAACAGCAAGGTTGCGAGCGTCTTTGGTATAACCTAGATAAGGTAGATCCACGTTCTACGGTGTATGTCACCGAAGGGCCGATTGATTCGATGTTCCTGCCGAACGGAGTTGCACTCCAAGGTGCGGGATGGATTGAGACACTTCCAGAAAAGATCAAAAAATCGAATGTGGTGTTCATATTCGACAATGAGCCTAGAAATTCAGAGATAGTCCACCTCATTGGAAAGTACATTGACTCTGGAAGAAATGTCGTTATATGGCCTTCTGAAATAAACAAGAAGGACATTAATGACATGGTAATGGCTTACGGCTTGGAAATAACCTACAAGCTCATTATCAACAATGTTTATTCTGGACTTAAGGCTAAGATGAAATATACTAACTGGAAGAAGGTTTAAAATGGATGAAGAAGAAATCTCAGAGGAAGATATCCTCAAGGCTAGCGAAGCTTATTTAACGTTTGTTCAGCGCTTTGGTGAATATGTAAAGGAAATGGATCCAAAGCTTTGGGCACGTGCAAGAGAGTATGCTGCCGATTTTACAAAGATCCCCGGTGTTAAAGTTGAACTTGTTGATGATGATGAGGAAGAAGATGACAGAGATCCAACCAATAAAAATGGCTCAGACTAAGTATTTTGTTTTGGATCACGGACATGTTGATCTAATGGACTACATGGGATCGGATCTTAGCGTTGTCAACGCCGCAAGAGTTTCCTTCAACAAGGAAAGCTATTGGGATTCAGAGAGAAACTGGACCGGATATCAGGAACAGAAGTTGCTGGAGAAAGATACAAAACTTATCAAGTATCTTGCAAAGCATAATCACTTCACTCCTTTCTGTCATCCGCAGATCAGCTTGCGCATCAAGTGCCCGATCTTTGTTCGTGCACAACTTGGAAAGCACCAGATTGGTCTTGTCATGAACGAGGTCAGCCGTAGATATGTCACATTTGAACCGGAAGTCTATGTTCCGATGTGGCGTGGTGCTCCTACCGATGGAGCCAAGCAGGGGAGCAGTGGTGCAATTGAAGATATGGATCTCTGCATTAAGTTGCGACAGGAATACCAAGGTGTCGTCAACGAGTGTCTTGATCTTTACAACAAACTTTTGGCAGACGGTGTTGCTCCTGAGCAAGCCCGTTCAATCTTGCCACAAGGAACTTATACGGAATTTGTGTGGACTGGTTCTCTCTACGCATTTGCCCGCGTTTATAACCTGAGAATCGACAGTCATGCACAATGGGAAATTCAAAAATTTGCCGAGGCAATCGGACAACTTATTGCTCCACTTTTCCCGGTTTCGTGGCAAACTCTAACAACTAAATAAAGACACCCACCAAAGGAGTCTCAAATATGGCAGAAATTTTATCACCTTTTCAATCGTTTATTTTTATCTCTCGCTATTCTCGCTGGATGCCGGACTACAATCGGCGTGAATCCTGGGAGGAATGCGTTGACCGCTGGTGGAAGTACTTTACCACTAAGGTTCCTCAGCTTGCAGAGCGTCCTGACGTAAAGGAAGCAATTCTCAATCTTGAGGTATTGCCTTCTATGCGCAGTCTGATGACTGCTGGACCTGCTCTGGATCACGACAACACTTGCCTGTACAATTGCTCGTACTTGCCGATTGACAGTCTTGATTCGTTTGCAGAACTGTTTGTCGTTCTCATGAACGGCACTGGTGTTGGCTATTCGGTTGAACATCAGTACACCGACAAGCTCCCACAGGTTGCGAACAAGATTGAAAAGGCTTTCGAGATCACTTATGTTGTTGAGGACTCGAAGGAGGGTTGGGGCAACGCAGTCAAGTTCATCATGGATCACTTGTATGCAGGTCGCCATGTTAAGTGGGATCTGTCGAACATTCGTCCAGCTGGTGCAAGACTGAAGACTTTTGGTGGTCGTGCAAGTGGTCCTGCTCCTCTTGACAATCTGTTCAAGTTCATCGTCAAGGTGTTCTACAACGCACAGGGACGCAGACTCACTGCTCTTGAGTGCCATGATATTTGCTGTGCAATTGCAAACGCAGTTATCGTCGGTGGTGTTCGTCGTTCTGCCATGATTTCTCTCAGCGATCTTTCGGATCGTGAGATGGCTCTCTGCAAGAGCGGCGCATGGTGGGAGCAGGCTGGCTTCCGTTCCTACGCAAACAACTCTGCTGTCTACCGTGGTCGTCCTCCGATGGGTCAGTTCCTTGAGGAGTGGACTTCGCTCTACAATAGCCATAGCGGTGAGCGTGGAATGATCAACCGCAAGGCATTGCAGGAACAAGCAGCCAAGTGGGGTCGTGACGAGAACTGCGAGTATGGTACGAATCCATGCTCGGAGATTATTCTCAAGCCATTTGAGTTCTGCAATCTTTCAACAGTCGTTGTTCGTCCTGATGACACTGCCGCTTCCCTGAAGAAGAAGATTGAGATCGCCACCATTATCGGTACGGTTCAATCGACTTTCACTCACTTCCCATACCTTCGTCCCGAGTGGAAGAAGAACTGCGAAGAGGAGCGTCTGCTGGGTGTCAGCATGACAGGAATTTATGATAATAAATTGACCAGCGGTCTCGAAGGTAAGCCCAAATTGGTGCGTCTACTTGAAACCCTCCGGGACCATGCAACGGCAACCAACATGAAGTGGGCAGAGAAGCTTGGCATCAATCCAAGCAAGTCCATCACATGTATCAAGCCAGAGGGCACTACTTCGTGCTTGGTCGATTCGGCATCCGGTCTTCACCCACGCTATGCGGAACACTATTACCGTAGAATTCGCATTGACAAGAAGGACCCAATTTACAATCTTATGAAGGATCAAGGCGTTCCTTGCGAAGATGATGTGATCAATCCTAATAACACGGCTGTCTTCACATTTGCCATGAAGGCTCCAAGAGGCACAATCACCACGGAAGATCTCCGTGCATTGGATCACTTGGATCTGTGGAAGACTTATCAGGAACATTACTGCCATCACAAGCCATCGATCACCGTCAACTACAAGGACTCCGAGTTCCTTGAGGTCGGTAACTGGCTCTGGGAGAACTTCGATGTCGCAACAGGCATCTCGTTCCTTCCCGGTGGCGACAATCACACATACGCTCAGGCTCCATTTGAGCAAATTGATTCCGCAACATATGCAGCGCATCCGAAGGTTAAGGTTAACTTCAAGGAGCTCTCTAAATATGAGGCAGAAGACAATACTGAGTCGGCAAAGGAATTTGCCTGCAGTGCTGGAGGTTGCCAGATAGTCTGATCCTCACTCCTCTGTAGCTCAGTAGGTAGAGCGGGAAGCTGTTAACTTCCATGTCACTGGTTCGATTCCAGTCGGAGGAGCATAAATAAAAATCCTCCCCTTAATGGGGAGGATTTTTTATAATATTTTATAAAAATTTATTAAGTATTTCCCCAGTAATAACTTGAGTCTGACATTACTATTGAATAGTTACCATTATAATAAATCGGAACGGGACTGCTTGTTGAGGCACTCTGAATTGCAAAACCATCATACCCACCAGATGCTTCAAGAATGGTTACATCGCCAGTATTTGCAATAGTCATTTTTGATGTTGCACTGTTCATGGTTCCTTGCCAAATTCTGCAACCATCGTTTGCTCCACCTGGATTGAAAGATATGTGTCCTGCTTGCATTTGCAAATTAGTAAAATCGGTTCCATGTTCGACTAAAATGTAAGGTCTCTGATTATTAATTCCCTGTGTGACCAATTTTAGTGTGGTATTTGTAATTTCTGAAGGTCCCGATGAACCTGAAAATCCTAATGGTCTCAGATATAATAATTGGCTTGAATCACTTTGCAGAGCAAAAAGATACATGCTGTTATCGTTATTTATTGAAAATCCTTTATCTAATACAATGCTATTTCCCTTGCCATAGAAATACATATTTTGATCTATGGAAGAAGTTGAATCTAAGAAAAAGGTATCGTTTGATCCAGCTGAGAATGCATTTGCACCACCAGTAAAATTATAAAGATAAATGTTTGAATATGTTGGGTATGCCGTGGCATCAGCATTTAATAGACCATATCCTCGAATAAAATAATTTACTCCGGTAGCCTTGCTTGAAACATATATATAAGCTAAACGTCCGGAAACAGCTGGGCTATCTGAAGGAACATTTAGATAAACGTTTGAGTGGCTATTGGCCGCATGGTAAAGATAGATATTATCGGCATAGATATTAAGATATCCAGAACCACCTGAAGATCCTATATTTTTTGGAAAGTTTTCATCTACTCTTATGGATTTTAGATATCTTAAACCAGAAGTGGAGCCAGCAGATGCACTTGTCCCAGATAAAGTTCCACTTGGCCCATAAATTGGATATGTGACAGTGCTTCCTGCTGGGGCTGTATATTTTACAAATTGTACATCCGATCCCCATACAGGTTTTGATGTTGCTGGTGGTGGTGTAGCAGTAGATCCACTACTATACCAAAGAGACCAGTTTAACGGGTTGTTGACATCACTATCTATTGCTCCGCGCCAGTAATATACTGCCATAATATTTCCTTTTGATGCAAATATTTATAAATATTTTAGCCAGCAGCGGTGGGTTTGTTCCACGCATCCCTTTTGGGCCAATCGAAGTAAACGCTCATCGTAATGCTCAGGAACCACCGCTGCTGGCCAAGGTATAAATATATATGTTCTCCATGTTAGTAGGCATTGACTATTCTATAACAAGCCCAGCAATTTGTCTTTATGACGAGAAGCGAGAATTCTGTTTTGCTAATTGCTCATTTTATTTTTTAACCAATACAAAGAAATATGCCACAAAAATTGCCCCAAATATCAACGGGGAAGGTTTTGAGGAATATGCCTACGATACCGAAAGATTTGATACGATTTCGGAATGGGCCACAAATTTATGCATAGGTGCTGCAGACGTAGCCATTGAAGGCTATTCTTACGGTTCCCATGGACGAGTTTTTAATCTTGCAGAGAACTGCGGAATCCTGAAATACAAGCTCCATAAGCTCGCCGTTCCCGTGACCATCGTAGAGCCGTCCAAGGTCAAGAAACTCGCCACGGGCAAGGGAAACGCGGATAAACAGGCAATGTACGAAGCCTTCAGCAAAGAAACAAAGACCGATTTGATCTCGGTCTTTGGTCAAAATTCACTGACTAATCCTGTTACGGATGTTATAGACAGTTATTATATTTTGAAGGCGATGATGCAGGCAAAGTCTTAACGGACAATCCGCCCAGCATTCATATTAGCACTGGCATCAAGTTTTGCATGATGGCGCTTTGGAACATGTCCACTGCTCTTGATTCTATCGATAACTTCTTTAAATTGGCTTCCGACAACCTTACTTGGAGTAAGAGTGGTATCCATTGCCAATGAGGGGGTTCCAGCAGCCCAATCTCTTATTATTTTCTTTTTTTTACACTTTGGACAAGGTTTCTTGGTCGGTGTGTCGCGTTCTTCATATTTCATCATTTCGTCAAATGAATGATCACATTTTTCACACTTATAAGCATAATTAGGCATGTTATTTCTTCCTAAAACTAATTAGCATGTTTTCAAACAAGAATCCGTAGGATGGTTCTTTTGGCTTTGATTTTAGATCCATCTTTGCTTCTTTTGGAGTTCGGTTTCCCTTTGCCAAATTACAGTCTCTGCAGGCAGCAACCATGTTAACCCACGATGATGCCCCACCTTTAGATCTAGGTATAACGTGATCCACGGTAGCCTCTTTTGGAGTCATGTCAATACCGCAATACTGACAACAGAAATGATCTCTTCGTAGGATGTTTTGTCTGGAAGGTGCTGCCTTTTTATAAGGCAATTTTACATAGTATTTAAGAATCAAAATTTTAGGAATTTTGACAATCTTTGATACTGATGCGACTTCATAACACTCGTTGGTTTCATCCCCCCAAACCTTGTCACGGGACATCAATTTATAGGCTTTACTGACGGTAATGATATTCAGGGGGGTATTGTCTTGATTGAGCAAGAGTACCTGTTTCTTCATACCTTTTAAGTATTTATGAAAATCTAAATATTTTACAGCCATGGATAATAAAAACGATAGAAAAATTTATTCGGATATTAAAAATTTTATTGGCCAGCAACATTCAACTGATCAAATAAAATTAAAAAAAAGTGATTTTCGTAAAACAATCGACATGATGTTGGAGAATAGTAGACCAAAAGAGAAAAAACCTTTTGATCCAAATATTAGCACACCAAATCTAATAAGTCAAGCTATTTCTGCAGCAGAGTATGCAAAGAATAAGGGAACCCCACAATCAAAAGCCTTTACGAAGAATATTGATCGCAATTTGTTCGGCATGATCAAAGAAGGCATTTTTGATGATGTTGCAGATGCTGTTAACGCTGCTGCTCCTGGAATGGGAACTGGCCTAAAAACATTATCAACTGTTGCAAATGTTGGTATGGGTTTACCTACCGCTTCCAATGCTAACCAAGCAGCTCAAGGAGCTGGTGTCGGTCTTTCTCAAATTCAATCAACTTCCGGAGCACCAGCGGGGGCTCCTTCACAGAGTGGAGCTTCACCAAGCGTGTTCGGAGCACAACCTGATTCAGCACCTCCTATTTTCGGTGGAAACATGGAAAAAAGCGATTATACAAAGATGGTTCGTCAGGGTCTTTCCATGAATACAAAACCAGGTGATGAACTAACACCAGAAGGTCGTGCAGTAAATAGAATTGCTCGGGCAGACAGAAATAAACAGATAGCTGCAGGAAACATAGGTTTGAGAGCAATACAAGACGAAGAAAGAGCTGCAAGAGCAGAAGAAAGAAAGCGCAGATATAAAGAAGACGAAGCTCTTGAATACGAAAAAGAAACCGGAAAGACTCTTGCAAAGGACGGAACAGTTCCAGCAGATACTGCTGAAAACCGTGCCGCATTGAAAGCATTCAGAGATCAAAAGCAGACAAACAAGATGAGTAGTGCTTTTGCAAGCGATATTGAAAATCTATCTGGCAAAGATCCATCAGAATTGACTGCAGCAGAAACATCAAAACTTGCTTTTGCTCGTTCGGTAATGAGCAGAGACGAGAAGATTGCATCCGCAACCGAAACAAAAGTAAAGGACAGCATCAATGCTCAATCCGGAAACGTCGGTCAAGGATCGCAGGCTGCATCTAGAGCATTGGGAGCAATCGGTGGATTGATTGGTGGTGATGCCGGTGCTGCTCTCAGTGGTGCTGGTGCTGCCATGGGCGAAGCCGGAAGCTCTATAGTAAATCAAAAAGCCGATGAAATGTTTGGAAAAACTGTTGGTAGATCGACTGAAGATCTTAGAACATCTACACAAGACAAAATCAAGCAAGAAGATGAGGCAAAGGCAGTTGAAGACGAGGCTCTTCGTCAAAGAATTAAAAAGGAAGAAGCAGAAAAGAGAGCCAAAGCAGATCAGCTCAGAGCAAGAGAAGCAGAAGAAAGAGCAAATCAAAGAGCCAGCTTCAAAGCCGAACAGGATGCCAAACGTCAAAAGGAAATTGACGCAATTACAGATAAGTTAAAAGACGTACCGTATAGATAATAATATGGCCAACCAACGAATTTTAGTCGAATATTTTCTAGAGAAACGCTATCAGCAAAACGCTTTGTTGATGGAAAAGGAAGACGTTGGTTTAGATAAATTTAAGCCAAAAGCAGGTGGCGAATCCATAAAGGTAGGCGGAAACCAACCAGCACCTGCTGTGGATCCAAAGCAACTTACTGGTGAATATAATAAGGCATATGCCAGAGCTCTTGCTCAAGTCTCGGCACAAACTCGGGCAATTCTTGGTCAGCAATACAATCCAACTAAAATGGAAGTCCACAAGCAAATGCTTGCCGATAATCCAAAACTAGTTTCTGCTCTGGATCCAGAATCTTATAAAGAACTTGCCGGAGATATTGATAGACCTCTTTATATTAAAAAAACCAAAGGCGGATTCATAACCCATCAATCATTCTTGGATCCCGAAGATATTGTAAAAAGCCAAGAAGAGGGATCAGAAATAATTGAAGTATCTCCGAGTCACCCATCATATGATGCAAGCTCCAGTGCGTATAAGTTGGGAAAGGGCGCATTAAAAACAGCAACCAATCCGGAATTTATAAAAGGAACAGCTGCCGCAGTTGTTGCTGCACCACTTGTATTGGGCGCAGCCGCAGCGGCTCTTCCCGCAGCAGCGGCTCCGTTTGTTGCTCCTGTCTTAGCCACTGGCGCAGGAGGTTTGCTTGTAAAACAAGCAGTAGAGCAAATAGCAGCAGCTCCATCAAAATGGCAAGATATCGTCGGTCAAAATATTCCGTATCTCTTAAACTTTTTAATTCCCGGCAGAGGTGGAAGGGTAAGAACTCAGTCCAATGCACCGGTAGTACCAAAGGAATTTAAAGCAGCTAAACCAGCACCCGAACCAACGTTTGGTGATAAATTTAAAGGAATTGAATGGACTGCTCCTGAAAAACCAGAAGTTTGGAGTGGCCCAGTCAAAGGAGTTGAAGGTGGAAGACTTTCTTGGGCTAGGGCTACTGAACCCATAATACCAGAATATGGGTTGAATCAAGGCCAATGGTCACCAATACATTTTAAACCTGACGGTACAGTAATTTCGAAACCCGAACAATATACTGCCAAAGAATTGTTCAAGTTGATGGGCTTTAATAAAACTGTTTCAAGAATAACAAAAGGAAATCAAGGAGAAGGTCAAAATTTTGGACCAAGATCACCCAAAGAAAAATTAGAACAAGAATTATCTCAAGGAGAACAACAAAGTTTTATTAATCAGCCTTTAGAAGGAGGATTAACCAAACCACTTCCAGCAGGTGAATTACCACAATATGTTTATAATCCACCAAAACCTGGAAGTAAGAGATCGCAATTTCTTATGGATCCTTCAATGGTAATTGTACCCAAGCGATTGGCCGACTTTGAAACACTTGAAGATCTTCAAAAAACTGCGAACGAGCAAAGTTGGAGAGAAAGAGGAAAAGCATTATCAGATGAAGACATGCAAAAACTCGCTAAAGAATACGAAGACGATATTCATAAAAAGCAATCAGAATTCTGGGCCCGCCGAGGCGAAAAGGCTCCGTCATTATCGCCACCTGCTCCCAAAACAGAACCAATTGTACCAGAACCAGTAAAACAAGTAGCAAAAGCCGCCGCGACCGTAGCTTCAGGTACAGTAACTGTCGGTGAAGCAATTCCCAACGCTCCAGTTGTACCCCCAAGACCACCTGCCATTGTTTCTACCGCTCCAAAAACACCTTCAGGACCAAAAGTTGTTTATGAACCGCAGACTGCCCCAAGGTCTGTACAGCCGACATCTCAACCATCTGCGCCTAAACCAGGTACACCAAAACCTGGATCGTCAAGAACAACTAACACAACTACAGCAACTCCATCTAGAGCATCACAGATAATAGCCGCATCCGGTAGTTCAAGTGCTAGTGCTTCTACGGTTGCCAAAACAGTTACTGTAACGTCTGCTGATAAGGCTACAGAAAAGGCTACAGACAAGGCTACAGACAAGGCTACAGACAAGGCTACAGACAAGGCTACAGACAAGGCTACGGACACAGTTTCCACCACAGCCTCGACTACGGCCCCCTTCACGGCTCCCGTCACAGCTCCTGCCGTAGCTCCTGCCGTAGCTCCTGCGACAGCTCGCTCCACGGCCCGCGCAACCGCAAACACAAATAATAATAGAACTCCACCAGGACCTCCACCACCTGTACCACCCCCCGCTAGTTCTGGAAAAACAACAGAAGAAGGTGGAAAAGGTAGATTGCCATCCATACCCGGAAGTGAAGGTGGTGGTGATAATCGCGGACAACAAGATTCTCGGGCAAATGCACCATCAAATATTGATGTAAGGCTAAGAACCAAGCAAGCCGGAAGCTATGCACTTACCCATTATTTGGCATAAATAATTGTATAATTTAAAATTTGTGTTATAATTATCGCCATATATGAGTATTAGTTTTACAAAACAATTTATACATAAACCGATTGAAATTACTGGTGAATTGAAAGAAGTTTCCGAAAACGGAAAACGATTATACCAGACACCGGAAGGGATATTTCCTTCTGTTACCACTGTCGTCGGTTTTCAAAAACAACAATTCTTTGCCGAATGGAGACAAAAAAATCCAGAAGAGAGTAAAAGAGTTACTTCACGTGGTACAAAATTTCATAGTCTTATTGAGAAATACTTAAAAAACGAAGATCTGGATTACGATAATGTGCATTCTTCTTTTAAATCATTATTTTCAATTTTAAAACCAGAATTAGATAAAATTGATAACATAATTGCTTTAGAAACACCTTTATGGTCAAAAACTTTAGGTCTTGCCGGAAGAACAGACTGTATCGCAGAGTACGATGGAAAGCTGTCGATCATAGATTTCAAAGCAAGCACCAAAGAAAAACAATTATCGCACATTGACAATTACTTGGCTCAAGCAACGGCATACGCACTTATGTTCCAAGAGAGAACAGGAATCATAGTAGATAATTTTGCTATTTTAATTGCTTGTGAAGATGGAATGAAACAAGTATTCCAGGACAAACCAATAAATCACGTAAAAAGATTAAAATCACTGATAACATCATACGGAAAACAAAATGGAATTTCATAACGTAAATACTCCTTGGCAGGATGTAAACCGAAGAAATTCAAAATTATGGGTTGCCATGAATGACAATTCAAAAGCTGCCAAAAACCGTCAAAATTTCATCAATCAGCATGGTGGTTTCTTTACCTATGAAAACAAAAACTGGGTATGGACTAACCCAGTAAAAGAACAAAATGGAAACTGGCTCAAGCGAGTTGATACTGGAGAAAAAATATTCTTTGAGAATCTTACTGAATTCGGAAAGAAGCACGGTCTCACTCCAGTAAAAATTTGTGAACTCTTGAATGGAAAAAGAAAGACCTACAAGGGATGGACTGCGGTAGAAGTAAGGGCTGTTCAGGAAAGAACTGGTTCCAGAGAGAAAATTGAAGAACCAAAACCACAAAAAATTAAAATCTTAAAATCGGCCATCTTCCAAGATAAATTAAGCGGGCAAGTATTTACAGTCACTAATTTAAAACAGTTTGCAGAAGCAAATAACATAGATTACGGCTGTATTAAAAAACTAGCCAGCGGAAAAGTAAAAAGCTGCAAAAACATCAAACTTTACAATCCGCTTGAAATTTATAAGGAATCTCCAGAGCCTAAATAATTGGAGATGAACTTCAAGACCTTATTACAGCAAATTGTTACAGAATCAGTTCTAAATGAAGCTTCCGAGGGCCCGGGAGCAGCAGAGAAAAAAGAACGGGCCAAGGCATCTACAGCCGATTTTAAGGCTCGTGATGCGGCAAGAAAGCGTGTAGAGCGTTCCAGACAAGTTCCACGCGATAAAAAACCAAAGCAAGAATTATTGAAGGATATTATCATAGTCCGCACAAAGAGCGGAACTTTACAGCTTATCTTCAAAGATTCCTTCAATGAAAGCGTGCACGAAAGGGTTAGCCAGGGTGCTGTTTCGCTGGGAGAGGCCGAACAAGTAACTCGCAATGAAAATTTTGAGCAAACTCGGGCTTCTAAACTTCTTTTCAATGACGTAAAAGAAAAGAAAAAAGACGACAAGCCAAAGAAGGATGCGAAGAAAGACGAAGAAAAGGAAAGAGAAGAAGTAAGACCGCAGGCAAAGGATGAGAAGAAAGAAGGAAAGGCAAAACGCCTTTCCAAGGAAGATGTGTTCAACAACATGTCTCAAATGACACCTGAACAGCTGATGAGCATGCCGCCTGATTTGCGCAACGAGTTCTTTAAGATGACTCGTAAGCCTCCGGCCAATAGCGACTTCGACAGACTTTCTTATGAAAATCTTAGCGTCGATTTCGGTCTAAGCAATATCAGCTCTGCTCCATACAACCAACAGGTGCTGAACGCTCTTGTTTTCTTGGCAAAGATGAAGGCCGGTGCCAGTGACCAAGAGATTCAAACCTATATGGCTTTGGCACCGGATGTAAGAGACTTCACTAAATCTGCTTTCTATACTGCACGCAAGATTCTATCTCAAATCGGTGATCAGTGCATTCAGAATCTCTTGACAAATATTGAGACTGTAGGTAAGCCTGTAAATTCAGAAGGCAGTCCTGATATGGAATGTGGAAACTATAAGTTTAAGGTTTCTGCTGGTGGTGAGATATCTCTTTCGACAAATTCATTTGATCAATCAAATAAAAACGTAAAAGGATTGATTTCTAGTGCACTAACTCAAGCATTAAGTAACCCTCAAATAGTATCTTCGGACCCAAAGATGGCAGCTGCATTCCAAAAAATGCAAGCAGGAAAGCAATCTTTCTCTCAAGTTTTGATTCCAGATGAATTGGTTGGACAAATCCAAAATAACCCAGCTCTTCTTGCCAAGCTTCAACAAGCAAAGATAACCTCTCCAGACGGCAAGGTTGTGGGAACTATTTTTGATGAAAATGGCCAATTGAACAATCTGGCTTCATTAGCGTATTATACTAAAGCATGGGAAGAAGGTGCTCGTGACCTTATGAAAGGAAGCCAGAACATTCTTAAGAAAGAAATAATAAAGAATGTTCTGAAGACTGTTTTGCGTGGTGACAATATTACAGATCCTGCAATGGCTCCAAACCATCTGATAACAGCAAATGGAATTTTCCCGCTAACAGATGAATATTTTGATAACGTAACTAAGATGTCTTCACTTGATGTGAAGCCAGCCAAAGATCCCATTACATCTTCCAATATTTCCAATTTTAAGCCATCTGCTGCGGAAATGCTTAAAAAGTTTACAACCATCGTAGAAGCAAAGAAAAAGGAAGAGTCGGGAGAACAAGATCTAGAAAAATTATTGGTTCAAAGAGATACCATCGAACCCATCAATATAATGGTAAACTATCTCACAAGAAACAGTGATTTCTTATTGAACGCCAGCTTGCTTCCTGGCTTCAAGGCAACTGACCTGAATGCAGTTCAGTACAATTATATAACCATAGGAAAGAAGACCATCAAGATTCCAGTAATAAAAGGTGAAAACATCAGCCAAGAAGTTTTGGGTGAATGTGCGATGCTGATGAATGATCTTTTGGTTGAATCTTTGACTAATAATTTTGTTTTGGCCAAGCTCCTGCAAAATAATTTGATTGACGATGTTCAGGCTTCTGTATTGATTCAAGACGGTATGCTTACAGAGCAGACCGAAGCAGATTACATAAATCTAAAGACGATATATGATAATATCATAGAAAGACTTTATGAATGTCCAGAACTTGTAATGAATCTGGCCCGCGACATTCTGGTCGAGGCTTCCAAGAGAAATTATAAAAAAGAATATAAAAATTATCACGGAAAGCCAAAGCAAAGAAAAGAAAGATCCAAAAGGACCACAGCCAGAGATAAACTCATAAGAAAGGGCAAGGTCAAAAAAGGATCCAAGGTTGACGTTGACCACAAAAACCCATTGAGAAATGGTGGTAGCAACAAGCTAAATAATTTACGGCTCCGTGATCGCTCTGAAAACAGGGCAGATAATGGACACAAAAAGGGCGAGAAACAAAACAAGGATTGGAAATGACTAATAACGATCTCGAATTGATTTTAGAAAAAGTATATGCAAAATCGGGACTCGGCAAATGGTTCAACAAAGAATCAGCTGGCGGGGGTCCTGGTTGGGATCGTTACAATACCAAAGGCGAAAGAGTCGGCAAATGCGGAGATGCTGAAGAAGGTGATGCATATTCAGCATGCCTGAGCCGACAAAAAGCAAAGAAACTCGGCAAGGATAAGATAGGCAGCTTTGTTCGTAGAAAAAGATTAGCACAAAGAGAAGCCGGTCACGGAAAAAAAGGCGAATCTGATACAAAGGGCAAAAAGCCAGTTTACGTAAAAACAGGCGTCACCGAGATAAAAGAAACCTTTGAGTTTTTTATTGTGGAAAATTTAAATGTAGTAAAGAACATTTCTTTTTCTTCCATAGAAGCAAGAGATCTTTTGCCTTGTGATGTAATCATAAATGAATCTGGTAATATTTTGAACGTAGATCTCGTTGAGTATACCGAATCAGAATATAAAGTTGTCTTCTCAGACGAGAACGGATGTGAGATATCCGAGACTTTTTTACCTGACACCATCATGGGTTTCGTTGACATCACAGAGGGAGAGGAAAAAAATCAGTATGGTGATTTTGTCGAGATCTATGAAGAGGAAGGAAAAAAGGTCAAGCTAAACAAAATCATGCGCGGCGATGTAAAGAAATACAAAGTTTATGTAAAGAATGACAAAGGAAATGTTGTCAAAGTAAACTTTGGTGATCCCAATATGGAAATAAAGCGTGATGACCCAGCTCGCAGAAAGAACTTCAGAGCAAGACACAATTGCGATAATCCGGGACCAAGATGGAAGGCAAGATACTGGGCCTGCAAGACCTGGAGCACTCAATCCGTGTCTTCGATGTTGAAAGAATCAACCGAGCTCACCGAAGGCAAGAAGAATAAGGCAAAAGATCCAAAAAAATGGAGTGCCTGCATTGAACAAGCCAAGAATAAGTTTGATGTATATCCCTCGGCATATGCAAATGCGTGGGCAGCGAAATGCTACAAGAGCAAGGGTGGAAAGTGGAAGAAGGTCATGGAAAGCATAGAAAATAGTGCTCTTACCACTAATAAAAAATACGATCCAGATCTATATGGGTTAATAGAACAGAGAACTAAATAAAGGAAAGCCATGAAATTCAAGAAACTAGTACAAACAATCAATGATATCTACGAATCCGCAGCAGGTGAACACACCTTCGGCGGTGGTCTTTACGTCGGTGATCCTCAAGGCAAATTGGGACCATCTCCCGTAACTGATCGTGGAACTTTTAATTTAAATAAATCACACCAAATCGATGCAATCAATGCTATGCTTTATGGATTCTCGAATAGAGACTATATTGATCCAGACAGTGTTTTGGCAGTAGTCAAGCAAAAGCTGAATCTCTTTGGTTTGGATTTTGATGCACCAACAATGGTTCTCAGCGACGGATTGTCCTCTTTTGAATTGGTTCAATATGGAAGTCCTCAGCTGGGTGTATACGGTCAAAATCCGTACGATGACGTTAACAAGACAGGATTCAAGCAAGGCGATGGAATCAAGGAAAAATTAGGCCATTCGCTTGCATTGACCGTAAACGTGCAAAAGCAACCCAATCATCTACGTAAAGTAATGTTTGTCATTGCTCCGACTGAATCATCTTCATATAATTCGGATGCAGGACAAGCTGACTGTGGTTGCCAGCACTGAACAATCGATGCTAGATAAAAACAAGCCTCTGACAGAAGAAAGCTTTCCAGAATTCTGTCAGGCTTGTTATTTTAACAAAGAATGTTCCGGAAAGACGGAGTTCATGGATGACATGAAACGAGTCAAGTACGTAAAAAGGCTATTGCAAAAGATACACAAGTATAAGACATTAAAATCAATCAGAGAACGTCTTATATTAAATCACATAATAATTCTCGGAAACGTATTCGGTGAGGAAAATGCAAGCCGAATACTTTTTTATAAACTTGAACCGAGATTGTATTCTTATCTAAAATCGTTTTTAGTTTTCTTGAATTTTAATATAAAATCAATACCAGAGTTGCGATATTCAGAAATCAATACAGACCCCAGAGTTGACAGAAAGTTGCAGCAAACAGAAAAATAAATAATTAAAATGGATAAAATACAATACGTACCATCCTTTTACTTTTATAAGTTTGCAGAGGGAATCTCCGCACCTTATACTTCATTGACTGCATATAGTTCCGGTGCAATCGACAGCAGAGGAAATATAGTCAAACCAGAGAGCAGCATCGATCCTCTGGAATATCTGATTATCAAATTGAAAAAAATATTCGAAGAACTTCCCCAAGGAATGACAAAGAGCAAATTGGGGAACTTTATGACTACCTTGCAACTCTTCGGTGAAGAAGCTGAAAAATTTGGAATAACAACTTCTGAATACTCTGGGCTCATGGAAGCAACGCTGGCCCTTCAAGTTAGCCCAGACTTAAGTTATTTTGAATTGACCGAAGACATGGATGCCGGAGGCATGGGCACACCAGCCACCTCACCCGGTTACAATAACGGTTCCGTATCTGGATACGATCCTGTGATGGGAACCACCAGAAGAAAAGAACCCGTAATAGCAGGACTTGATAACTGTGAGATGTTTGATGTGTGCCCAGAAGAATTCAAGCATTTCAGTTCTGCGAAGGCATGGAGCCACGTTCCAAATGAACTTCCCAGCAAGTCTTATTTGCAGAGAATGCAGAGAAGCAATCCAACAAAGAAATATATTCTCAGATCTGTAAATCCAGATACCAATGAAACAAATTATCACTGGATTCAGTATAATCCAAAGAGTTTCATGGAAGAGTATAATCTGGAGTTTGAATAAAAAAAAGCCCCTTGCGGGGCTTTTTCAATCCTGTAAAAACTTTTTACAGCATTTTGGTTTATTGCATCCAGAGTTTTCTCTGGCTTCCGCAATGATCTTCTTGTGGGCATCATCCCAGCCAGTCAACCATTCTTGAATATAAACGTTATTATGGTCTGCAGAAAGCACATCTCTGGCACTGCCTTCCATTCGAGCCTTGAAGCCTGCATTATAGGCCGATCCCGGTACGTATGTCATGGATTACCACCTTTTGGCAAAATTTGAATCTGATTGATAAGTTTATCCAAAGCCTTTACGTGAGCATATTGCTCAGTGATATTCAGATAACCACGAATCTCAATTAGCTTGAGATAGTCCTCTTGGCTAAAAACAACCATCTTATTGGCGGTAGGACGGCTTGGCTTGGGTCTCTTATTATTTTTATTGTACTTTTTAGTGATATCATCCAAATGGAAATACTCCTTCATGTATTCCATTGGATTTTCACCATTATTGATGTTTTCCCACATCTTCTTGAAGGCATCACTGCTGGATCCATAATAGAAGAAACCATTCTTCGGGAACCAGTTATTGGGATTATTCATCTCGTTCTCATCCCCGTTTTGCCAGTTATTGAAATCATTGTAATCAGAATTATTCATGGTATCCTTTAGTTAGTGTCGAAGAACTGCTCGTAAACAACCTTGCCACGGTTATCCGTGACAGAGATATAACGAACATGACGCTCAATGGCATCGGAAATATTTAGTGGGTCTTGAGGACCAAAAGACATATGCTTGATCCAAGCGGGGCATCCGCCAAGGGAAATGCGCACCTCTGCACCAGTAGCATTAGTTCCATAAAAATCAAACGTAGATTTGTCACCATCATAGTAAGTAAAAAAACAATCAATAGAGTCATAGGTCTTGCGAACATCCGCAAGAGACATCTGAGTTTCAGTCTTAGCCATTAGGCAGTCTCTTTTGCTTGACAGACTTGGGGAGTTGGCCAATCGCGTCAAGCGCACGAAGTGTACCAACTTTTGCCTCCATGAGGCTATTAGCGCGGTTCCGTGCAAGACGGTCCTTACGCTTCTTGTGACGACGAGCAGTAATACGTTGCTTAGAGTTTGGCATGACGATAATATGCACTAAGGAGCAGACTAGTCAAGAATTATCTTCTAGGTGTTCCTTGAAAGTCTTTAATTTTTTATGCTTTGAAATTTCAATAGCAGCCAATTGTTTTTTGGCATCTTTTTCTGTTTCATGAGTCCCGAGGACTTTTTCACCTTCGGAGTCCATAACCATCCATTTGTTACCTTTGTGTACAATCATACAAATATTTATCCAATAAAAAACCCGGTTTTTCAGATGCGGGAAAACCGGGAAACCCCACTGCTTTAAGCAGCCATCCGCATTGGTGCGGCTTTTATATTTGCAACTGTTTATTTACGACACTTGTTACCCGTGTCGGGTATCTCCTTCTTCAATACTTTACGACAGTCGAAGCCAGTTCAGCCCCTTATTGACCTGAAGCCTAGGACTTCAGGTCGTGCCCCGCTGCTACGAGGACTTGTTTCGCCGTCTCCAGAGGTTGCAGGGACTCTGGGTTAGGCTAATGGAGCCGAGGGGAATCGAACCCCTGTGTTGCCGTATTTCTATCCAAGCTCAACAATACCAAAGCGTAGTGGAGGACTTGCACCTCTGTTGCTCTGTATCAAATCACCCCTTGCAAGTAGGCGATTCTAGTCAGCGTTGACTGAACTACGCATAAAACTATTTAGTGCGAGCTGAAGGATTCGAACCTTCGTAGGCAATGCCAGCAGATTTACAGTCTGCCCTCGTTGACCGCTTGAGTAAACTCGCTAAAAACGGGCATTGAATCCTTTTTCCAAGGCCGATCAAGCCTTGGGAAGTATAATACTAGCCCTTCGCGTTCTTCTGAGGTATTCGCGCCCCACCTCTGATTGCTGCAGGGTATCAGTTATCCCGAGCAGCTTAATGGTCTTCAATTGTCAAAGCGGATGAAGGGACTCGAACCCTCAACAGCAAGCTTGGAAGGCTAGCACTCTACCATTGAGTTACATCCGCAAATTTTACTTTTTTGGCTTTTTGGGTTTAGTCTTAGCCTTTTTCTTGCCAAAAATAGCTTCATAATTCTTCTGGTACTGGGCAAGATTTACTGCCCGATATCCGTCACCTTTGCCTGCACCATGTGATCCATAATCCATGCCAGTACTATATAGCACGTTGAACTAAAGTCAAGTATAAATAATTGTATGAGTAATCAAGGCTATTATAATTGGATCCACGATCTTAAAAATGCTGCTAACACTGTACAGCACAATCATGCCAAACTTCTCTCAGAAGCACAACAGATTTCTGGTGAGACTGGTTTAAAGCAAGGGCAAACCAGTATCGGTGGTCGTACCAGACCCGGAACAATCGGTCAAGGTTCTGCAGAAAACGAAATTGCTGGCAGAATTGCTAAAGGAATCTTTGATCTTATTCAAACTGTAAATACTGGCGTAAGACCAACAGAACAAGGTGAAGGTTCAGGAAACAGAGGAAAAGGAACTTTAAAAAATCCAAATCCAGCGTTGAAACCCAGCGAGGCTCTTAAAATTGGAGAAAAAGGTGCAAGAAATATTGCGAAAGCTGCGGCAGCACAAGCCTATGCAATTGGCCAGGGTGAAGCTGTAATCGGACCTGGATCCGTTGGAAGAGAAGATTTTGAAGCTTTGCCCGACACACCTTCTCCCGGGCCGTTGTCCACCTGGACAAATCGCAGAACATACGAGGCAATGGAAAGACTTCGTAGAATGCAAACCCCCAACAGAACACCGGATGCAGAAAACGCTATGGTTGATGCAACACCAGATCTTCGCCCGGTAGACGTAGATGGTGATGGAGACGCAGATGCCTTTGACGTTTCAGCCGATGTAAAGGACGGAAGATTGGACCGCGTAGTAGATGTAAATATTAGCCGCGTTCCAAAATTCTCTGTCGGAGATGAACCTGCACCGAGCATGGGTGGCATGGGATCTCTCCCTACACCAGTCGGCAGAGAAGCAATGAATGTTAGTACCTCAGCAGCCAACCAAGCATTAATTGCCCAAGGATTGGGCGCACCACAACCCACTCCAAGATCAACTGTTTCTGCACCTGCACCAACTAGAAGAGAAAGAACCAAGAAAGCAGTCTCTGGGTTAAAACCAGATACAGAAGGTCGTGTCGTTCTTCCGGGCGGCAGAACAGCAAGAGTTGTCACCAGAGGGGCTACCAACGAGAGCGTATCGGATAAGATTAATAAGTTCTTCGGAGCTTAAAGATCCGGGTACCCGATCTCTCGGGTCCATTCCCACTCTTCCCATAACATTTTAGCAAATTCGTCGTCAGGATCATGACGGCGAATTTCTATTTCGGCAAGACCCGGTGCTGAAATAACGGCTTCCATTTCCCATGAATACCAATACCATTCATCGGAATTTAAAATTTTATTGGTGACTAGGCAACGTATTTCTTTATATTCCAATGTCAGCTGTATATGGTATAGTGTCTATCACATATCCATCGGTTGTATTTGTAACTATAAGATTTCCACCGCCATTACTAGGAGCGAAGACTGGTGAAACAACACCGACTATTAAAGTATCCCCGTCTGTAACAGGAACCGTTGAAGTGGTTTTGATACCTCCACCATTTTTTTCATGCCGAACACTTGATACCCCTGCACTATCACCACTTATAGATAAAGTTACTGTAATAGTTTTTCCTAAGCCAGAAAATGTTATTTGGGTTGCATGTGCTTTATTTAATTGCGCACCTGTTGTACTTGCCCAATAAACAGTGGCTGTATTATCCATTGTATTGATATTTCCCCAATCTGCTGTAAATTGAGGTGGTTCGGGAGCCGAACCTGGTTCACTGGCACCAAGATTGATGGATAAATTTAAACTTGGCATTTATCAGTTTAGATAAAAAGCAGTCACACCAGCGGGAACGGCAGCGGCCAAAGATTGTGGCTGTATTGGAAGAATGGATGTTCCGGCAGAGAAAGTGAATCCTGCCGTCATCGTAACTCCAATTTCACTATAAAAATTGAATGAAAGTTGAGCGTTTGTATTTGCGCTAACAATGATACCCTTATGCTTTGGGATAGCTACGTTTACTGCTGGAAGACGATTTACTAAAAAATATTTGTCGTACATGGTACAAATATTTAGTCTTTTTGATTGGACTTAAAAGCGTTAGAGGTCCAAAATTGAGAAAGATATTCTGGTTTGTCTACATAACCGACCATCCATATGCAATGCCGAGTTCTTGGAGATTTTTTAATCACCCCCACATGATATGACTTGTCATTCTGATATTGATCCACTCTGACAATAAAAGGTGTTTCGGAGTGGACTTTTTGAATGAAAGCCTCAATATAATCTGGATATTTTGGCTTTGGGGTTACTTTGGATTTTGATTTTTTCTTTGATTTTGCCATGATAAATAATCCTATGGGAAACTTATATAATGTAGAGCAGATCAGTACGCCTTCGGAAGTTGCTTCGGGGCAGGATCAAACGAACATTGGTCTCGAACAGTGGAAAGCAGAAGTGAGAAAGCAGCTTCTTGAAAAATTGAGGGGATATGCACCCCGATATGTTAATAGCATTATTAAAACAACTATAGGCGATTCTGTGATTTAATTCTTTTTACATACCATTCTGAAGGCTTCTGCCAATCTTTCTTTTTCTGCTACCGCTTTGCTGTAATCTTTCGTATTTGATTTTTCATCGGTTTCCATTCTTCCAATTTTATATTGGATATGGCCATACTCGTAAAATAGTTCTTCTAAATTATTATTTCTCATTTACGGATTATATAGTATAGTTTAACCAAGTCAAAGATAGGTATAAATATTTCTATGTCGCACCCAAATGAAGATTTTATAAAAAGATTTACAAAGCAAAATTTTGAAAATCAAACAAAAAAGCCAATTATAGAAGAAGCTTTTAAAGAAGTTATTATAAAATCTCAAAAGGAAATTGAGGAATCTTCAAAAAATCCGATAAAGGTAGAAAAAGTATTTTTACCAAAGAAAGAAAAGCCAATTGTAACAGATAAAAGACATCTTCCAACCAAAAAAGATATCCTGTTAAAAGAAAAGGCAATCGAGAAAAAATATAAGAGCATTTCGCCAAAGGAACTGGTTGAACAAAATGCCTTGGCATTCAAGGCCCCTGCTCAAGTAGAATACAAAGACTGGCAACCGTTCAAAACACCATTTGGTATTTTTTACTTTAACAAAGATACCAATCAATGGATGAATAATTTTGGTATAATCAAAAATACTTTAAATGACTTCTTGTCATTATTTGATATGTCATCGATGGATGGGCAAGGACCATTTATTTCTGGTTCAACCGGAGAAATACCATTTGAGTCTTCGCTACCGCTTTTGCGTGTTGTTGACGGTGACATTTACGGATACATGGTTGAAAGAAACCATGACTTTAATAGTATTGACGAATATTATCCAGAATTCCCATATACATTACTTGCAAATGGTTTATCAACTTTTGGTGGTGTATTTAACTTTTTGGAAATAGGCGTTCAAGATGTTGCAACTCAATGGGATTCCGGATTGGCAGGCCGTGCGTTTATGGGCGGTGCTCTTGGAACTAAAGGTGATATTTCCGGAGCAATTGAATACGATGAACCTGGAACTTCTGGAAGAACATGGGCTACTAACTGGATAACCCAAAATGCTGTTCCGGGATCTTTGTATGATATTGGCGATACAGCTAGAAGAGGTGTTGGGTCGGAATATATCGAACCATCAACTTTTAACAAATATCAATGGTATGATTTTGCAACAGGAGAAGTGAAAGGTGCAAATCATATTTCAATAGCGGCCGGATATGGTGGTGGCGTATTTATAACAGAAAACAATAAAAAGCTTTCTGTTCCTCGAACAGGATATACTACCAGTTTTACTATAACTAGCGCAATCTATGATTTGATATTAAATCAGCCATCTGTATGGTCACTAGAATGCAAAAATCCTAGTTTGATCAGCGGGGCCTCTGCATATAATATTACTCACGGATTTGGCCAAACTTCTAACAAAGAACTTAACTTAGCTCCATTTGGAGAACTGAAAGAAGTTGCCCCTAACGTCAAAAATACTCTTGTAATAAAAATAGACGGATCTTTAGGATTTACTGGATTTGACCTATTTGGAAAAGTTCGTGACGATCTCCCATCCGGTACCGGTTTTATTGATATAGCGATGGGTGGAGACGCTGGGTCGGATTGGGCAATTGCAGCCAAAGAAAATGGTCAAATTTCCGTATGGGGTAGATCTCCAGGTTCTTCGGGTGTAGTAGAAAACGTACCTCCATCTCTTTCATCCAAGGTTGTGACACAGGTTGCCGCAGGTTGGAAGCACGCCGTCGTGTTAACAGATACCAATGATGTAATTTGCTGGGGAAGCAATGATTTTGGACAGTGCACTGTCCCGAGTGGAATGACTGGGCTTGGAAATATAGTACAGATAGATGCTCGTCAATATTATTCCATGGCTTTAAATGATTCTGGACGTATATTTATTTGGGGAGGAGCAAAAGATCCAGGAGATCTTCCTGCTTATATTGGTATATACGATGTACCGTCTGGATTAACTGGACCATCTTTCTCTGCAGATATTAAAAAAATTGCAGCCGGTGATTATTTTGCAATGGCTTTAGATATCAATAATACTCTATATGCTTGGGGATTTACTGGCGAAAATAGTGTTCTCAGTATAGTGGGTGGAACTGTAGTAGAGGTCCCATCCGAAATACAAGGCAGAATTGTGGATATTGCTGCGGGTGCTGCCCATGCTTTAGCGGCGGTCGGACCAACAGGATATGATGCTGGTAATTTTATCGTAGCGTGGGGAGCGAATACAAACTTTGATGGTGTTACTACAAATCAGGCAACGGTTCCATCTACTGTATACACTGGCGTTAACCAGACACCATATCGTTTAGGAGCAGGTCACTACCATTCAGTAGTACTCACAAATGGAGGAAAAATTGCACCGGTTGCCGGTTTATATGGCAACGATCTGGATATGGATGGCGTCGATGATGTTGGTGCTACGGGTGAAATTAATCTGGTATCAGTTGATCTATCAACAGATCAATGTTTGGCAATGTTAGATGAAAATGGAACTGTGAGAATATTGTATAATAGCGATACTACTCCACAGGGAATAGCAAGCACTTCAGCTGCATGGGAGTATTTGACATATTTTGATGAAGACTGGATTGCGAATGGGTTTTTAACAGATGACGAAAACAATCCTGTTACTATAGAAAATAGGGACTTTGTATCAGTAACCGTATCCGGTGGTCTACTCGGTAGTTTGATTTATGTGTGGTGCCTTCATAAATCTGGTCGCCTTTACGGAGTCGAAATAACAAGTGTAGCTGGTAATACTGGATCTAACAACTATTATAATTCATATAACCAGAAAAAAAATAAATTTGTGGACCCACAAGATCCAGAATCTGGAAGAGCATCTGAATTTGGAACCCTAGAAACACCACCTTTAGGACCCCCTCCTGGAGCTAGACCAGATGAATTTAAGCAATATTATGCTTGGAGCGGAAGTACTGTAACTGGAAGTATAATAAATGGAACATGCAAGGAGATTGCTTATGTTCTAAACTTTATTCCAAAAATTGATGGTGTCCGTTTCCCCGTGACCTCCGTTTGGGGTGGATATATCAGTGGGGGTGTTGCAACTTGCATCAACCCAACTTATACAGGTTATATTCCTTCACGTTCGTCTTTTCCACATCCTACTCAAATGTGTGAAGTAGTAAAATTCCAAGATGTTGCTACTTCAAACCCATATGTTAGAAGATTGCTGAGCAGGGTACAACATTATACAGCAACTTATAATTCTGGTTCACAAACTTGGTCTTATCCAGAAAATTCTAATTTTGACCAACAACTTTATGATATGATTTATGGAGTTGTTTTGGAAGTTAATAATACACAGCAATTGGTTTATGTTCCCCCGAGATGTGTAAGTCTACAGCGTTTTTGTAGTGGATTGGCAAATAATGAGTCTGCACGAGGACCTGGATTGGTTGGAATATTGAGTAATAATGGAACGTGGACTCCGTTTGCGGGTAATGATGTATATGTTCCATGTATTTTTGATATTACAACCAATCCAAATTACGCTCAAGAAATATTGGATCATGGTAGAGTTACCATGAAAGGTGATTTTACTCTTGGTACAGCTTCTTTTGATTATTCTAGATATGGATTCTCACCAATATTTAATTTTGCTTATGCACCAGCATCTCCGGGTGGTTCAAGATGGAAAATAGGAAATGGACCCAATCCGCTTTCACCAGGTTTAGTTATTCCAACTCCTACTTTAGAAACTTATGACGAGTCCACAATGTGGCTTAATACTAGAGCATCTATGTCAAATACTTCTGGAGGTTGGGGTAATCCTCCTAAAGTCAATGGAGAATATCTTTCTGTATATGAAATCCCATTGGATGGAACTGCACCCGACTCTTTATTTGGATTTTCTTATTTTGATTATTTTGGAAGCACTGCATCGGACCCACCACCGTGGATGGTGAAAGAAACAAATTACATCACAAATGACGTAATTGTTAAAGTATTTGCTTATGGAGATACTGCAGGAAATTATCCAGTCTTGAGTGGTGGTTCTGCAAATACGGGATACACTTTAGCTGGTAGCAACATTCCCGTGCTTGCTGTTGCCGATGATAATATTTTGGATAATCCGTTTGCTTGGATCAGAAGCGTAGGAGATTTGGCCTACGGTATTCGTTTAGATGGAACCATAGATCTGTTGTCTCAAAGAAGTTTGGACCGTGATGGTTTCGTATTCGATCCTTTCTGGGGACCATGTTATCCTACTGACCGCTATGCAAACGGAATAACTTTTGATTCCATTAAGCCAGCAAACTATAGTGAGATTTTGAATCAATTGAAGAATGTTGGATCGTATACGTTTGGCACATACCCAACTTACAACCATTATCTTCCAAATTTATAAATATCATTAAGGACAAATTAAATGCACTACCTTCAAAATTACTATAAAAATCTCTGCGAACAATTGCAAGAACAAATTAATATTCTTGAGAAGAAGCTTTCCAAGCTTGCAGACAAGGACTATGATGGAGACGGAGAAGTTGAAACCGGATCCGAAGAGTTCCTAGGTTCCAGAGACAAGGCAATCAAGGCTAATATGGCCAAGAAGAACGACAAGTCCAAGAAGCCTGTCAAGAAAGCAAAGAAGAAAAAGAAGCAATTGAAGGAAGGCACTGAAGTGCAGGCCGGAAACTTTGTTTACGGTGGGTTCCCGAGAGTTTTGAACGAAGTAGAGGTTCGTCTAGCCACAACAAATGCAAATCCAGATGAAGAACGTGAGTTGGCTGGACGCCCAGATGAACATGCAACTAACGGGTTTAATGATGCTAATGATGGTCCAGGTGAACCAAGTGTTGCTACAATGACCGATGCACAAGAAGTGCTATGGAGCGATCCTTCTTTAGTTCACGGGGGTAAAAGATACCCATCAAAAGCTTTGATGAGTTTAGCACAGCAAGCAGAAATCCTGCAACAACAATATGTTGCACAAAGAAGAAACTCTCCAAATTTTGAAAGATCACCTGCTGGAACAGCATTAGGTAGACAAGCTTATAACGCCCAAATGCAACTCTATAAACATCCACATTTTATGGAGTTTCAGGAAGGCCATCCTTCACAAAGAAATCGTCCAATAAATAGCGCAACATACGCTCCAGGTACCGTAATAGATTCCAGCCGAGAGGGAACTTAAGCCTCTCGCTCTACCAACTCAACCCAGTCTTGGTGGACTAGATGGTTTCCTCGGAAGCCATCTTTTAATTTACTGACATCCCACCAGATAACGTCACCGACTTTGATATCTTCGGTGAGTTTGTTTCCAACAGCAATCACCTTTGCAGGGATGATCTTGCTCTTGGACTTCTCCTGAAAGATGATACCGGCAGAGGTCTTCTTTTCACCACCGATCAAAGACGATGCAACAATCCATTTACCAATAGGCTTCATTTTAGTTCCTTTGCGAGTCACGGATCATACAAAAGATTCCGTATAAAATTATTCCAAATCCTGTCATTATTACTGAACCGATTGCGGTCCAGATGAGTATCTTAGTAACCATAATTCCTCAGCTTGGATTCGAACCAAGACAAAGAGGTTCAAAGCCTCTTGTGCTACCTTTACACCACCGAGGAGTGAATTTTGGCGCAGTAATTGTTCATTATGATTGAACTTGCGCAACCGACATTGATGCTTCTCACGGACCCGTACTGGGGAATGTAGAGAACGTCATCACACATACTTAGCACGTCCGTAGGAACGCCAATCTGCTCCTGCCCGAAGATCATTACATAATGGACATTTGGATCAAAGTCAAAGGCATTGACATCCTTTGCCTCGGGAATATTGTCTATTCCCAATAGTCGAATCTGTCCTCTATGCTGCTCTCGTCGCTCCCGCAGATAGTCTCCAAGAGAATCAATGCTCCTGACATGACGAAAATTGCTATAATGGTGAGTACCCACCGTGCCCCTTCGATCATACTTCTTATTACCATAGATTACCACCTCCTGCGCAAGAAACGCATTAGCATTTCGAATGACGGTTGCAATATTAAAATCATTGCCAATATTGCAACAAACAACTGAATAATTAAAACGGCGTACATCCAAATCTGCACGAATTGCATCGTCGGTCCAATACTTGTAGTGATCGATTAGGTTTCTATTATCCATTGCCGATGATCTTGTAACCCATGGAGATTCTGGACTCTTCGCATAGAGTCATGTACCAACTACCACTCTTGCACAGGACACCTGGCTTTCCCGTGATCTGACAAGTTTCGTAGGAAGCATCCTCTGCATTGTCAACCATTGACTGAACTTTTCTGTAGAGATCATCGTTCTTTGTGTTCATCGTATAATAAAAACGAAGACCACCGAACTTCTCCTTGATCTGCAGTATGCTGAACAGAGGCTCTTCAGGAGTCTCGGGATTCTCTTGCAGGGCTTCCTCAAGAAGCGGAGTGAGATCGGAGCAGAGTTTGTCCATGATCGTGTACCAGCCAGCAGGAAGGCTGGAAACCGTAGTGGTGTCCATGTGTCGAAAGACAACAGGATAATCCTGGATCAACTTGTCGATCTGATCGGGATGATTTTCAACAAAAGGGTTCATTCGTCTTTTCCTTTTCCCCATCCGAGAATGTTGGTAGAGCAAGTAACTCTATACTCCTTCTCAGGAATATTTGGATAATAATGTGGACGATCCATATGACGATAGAGCTCCAACTCACGATTTGCAGCCTGAAGTTGAAGGCGAAGCACACGAAGTTCCTCTGCAGCATCTCGGCAGATTGCGGAAGCTTCCATGTGGGCACTCTTCCACTTGTTTGAAAGTTCTCTTATTTTTGTTTCAATATCGCTCATGGTAATATGCTCAATGACCCCACCGAGGATCGAACTCGGACTCTTCTCCTTGAAAGGGAGACGATTTAGCCATTTAATCTATGGGGCCTAAAGTCAGTCAAACTTTGCGCGGATCTCTGTTGCAAGGAACGCACAGAGTACGCCGACAATGCTTCCCATCATAGCACCTTCATAGTTCTTGTGAAATACAAGGCCAATCAAATTGATGGCAAGAAGAATGATAGCGGGAATAGTGAGTTTGTTAATTAGAGTTTTCATAAGTCTATTATGACCTTTATAAGTGTAAAGTCAAGTAATCGGGCATGCTGGATTTGAACCAACGGCATCTTGCTCCCAAAGCAAGCACTCTACCAAGCTGAGTTAATGCCCGTATCAATATTTATTTTTATGTTTGCGAAACCATATCAAAACCTCTGCTACAAACAGTCCAAGCGCAGGAGCACAGACAATACCTATGAATGCCCACAGAGGAATGATGTATGGAATGCCTTGCTGATTCACTTTCTATTTATCCGCTTCCGTCCAACCGCAAACAGAGCAGCCAGTCCAAGCATGGCTCCAACGCCCGGAGCAGGCACAGGAGGACGCACGGGACCGTCATAGGGAATGCTCTCCATGTAGCCCATCGACACGCTCTCAACGCGGTCATGCTGCACGGGGATGAACATATCCTGATCGACGGTCTGCACGGTCATCACAAGGTTGCCGTCGTTGAAGACCTTGTGAATCCAAAAGCCATCAAACGAACCCATGAAGAACGGGCGAGTGGCTGCAGCATAGTTCGACACTGTAGGCTCCACGATTGCTTCGGAGCGAGGCTCCATGATCGTCAGCGTAGGATCAAACTTCAATGGGTTGGTGTACGACACCTCCATGTACATGGAGCCCTGGTCGATGGACGAAGAAAACTTCTGTCCAATATCGTAGATTGTTGAAACTGAGTATCCCATTAGTCCATTTCACCCATAAAAAAGTTTTTTTCAGTAATTTCCTCAGACCGCTTATCAAGTTCCTCTTGCAACTTCTTGCCAGCATCGGACTGCTTCCATGCTTCGATGACAGGATGGTTGCAAGAGCAGACAAGAGCCTCTTCGGTGTTCGGGCCTACAAGCAAGCCATCCCATTCAACACACCAATGCCAACCCTGATCCCACTCTTCGGGGGTGAGATCCTGTCCCGTGGTGTTGAGTTCGATGTAGCGTTCTCTGTTCATTTGTCATCTTCTCCGAGTTCAAACTTTGGTGGTAGTGCCTTGCCTTTGGAAACAACTACGCCGTTCAGCGTCTTGACGACTGGTGCGTTCTTGAAGCAGTCCCATCCACGCAACTCGGCCTCTTCCTTGGCAGTCGTCGCTCCATCCATCTCAACCCATTCGCACACTTCTAGTCTTGCCTCGTCGCGCTCGGCAGTAAGTTCGAGAATCTTTTCAGAACGCATATCACACATATGAATGCGCTCGGTCAATTCATCACGAAGAAGTTCCATATACTCATACGCCTCACAGATATCCCGCAGAACATCAGGGGGAAGATCGGTGCGCTTGCTATGGCAGCGTAGGCGATAGTCTAGGGGTTCGTAGTCGGGCATCAGAGCAAGTCCTTGAAGTTCTCAATCTTGACGGTAATCTGCTCCAACTGATCGGTGATCTCGTTGGTGGTGATGTTACCCTCAAAGATGTCATTGGACAAAAATTCAATCATTTCCTGAATCTTATCCATGCGGTCGTGGAGGGTGAGGGGAGTTTTTTCGATTTTGGTCTTGTTCTTGGTAGCCATATCAGTCATCTCCGTAAAAGGCTTCTTCGGTATAACGAGTGACACTCTTGATCTTGCCGTAGCGACGACGAGCGCAAGCCACAATGCGCTTATACTCCTTTGGAGTGCAGTAGAAGTGAATGTGGAACCCACTAACTCCAATTCCCCTTCCGCAAAAATAGCGGCTGTAACGCTTTTCCAGCCCACGGGAAATCTGAAAATAGTTTCCCCGGTCGTAATTAAAGAAGTAGTGGTACTTGGTTTCTTTCTTGGTCTTGGTAGCCATAGTTCTAGTATATCTCCGAGTCAGGACAGGTCAAGGTCAAAACCCAAAAGACTTCGCCAACGCAACATTCTTGGGAATAAAGGACGAGTCTATCTTGACGGTGAGTTCCGGCTCCTGAACGACAGGAGGAACATCAGTACCTCCCAACTCCGACGCGGTAATCGGGCGGGTAAGATGGGCGGATACGGCTTTGCGCTTTTCATTCACCGTGGACTGAATGAACTCGACATCGTAAGATGTGTGATATTCCCGGATGGCTCGCATGATCGGGCTGACCACTTTCCAAGAGTCCTGCGAATTGCAGGGAAGGGTCGGGATCGCGTTGTACGCTTCCATCAGGCAGTTCCGCAAGTAACGGATCTCTGCCTTGAGCCGACGAACGTCTCTGGTTTCCATGCACACATCATACCATCAAAAGAGCCCAAGTCAACCTAAATACATACATGAAAAGCTTTCTTCAATTCCTGAGCGAGGAAAATGACATCGTCCTCGCAACACCCAAAAACATCGTTACCCAGACAGGGGAACCGAAGCAGGATCACCGCAGACACCCAATGGGACAATTTTTAAGTTTTATTAAATCAGAACTTCCGAACATAGACGTAGAAGATTCTCCGGAATCGAGAATGTATCAAGAAGAATTGGGAAAGCACATCGACACCATCACGGGAGAAGATCCTAAACACTTTGAAGCAATGCACGCTGACCTGAAGGGTGATTACGAGAAACCGACACTCTTCGATGTTCTCTACAGAGTTACCAACAAGGTTGGGCGTTCACCCAAATTTAAAAACACCGATCCAGACGAACTCAGGGATATCATCAAAGCCCATGCAGATCATATAAATGACAGAGCAGGCAACATGATCCGTGCAAGGGCCCGCAAGAATCCCAAGTTCAGAATGATCGACAGCCTTAACGACATAACAATATGAAGAAATTTAAAGAATTTTTGAGAGAGGCAGTAGAAAATTGGGACGAGCAACTCGCCCAAAACGATGAGACTGGAAAGAAGTACCGAGTCAAGGACATCTACGAATACGCCAAGAAGAATACAAAATTAATAAAAGATTTGCCCATAGAAGATACCGACGCACTAGAATGGTGGGAAAAGCAATATGACATGGACAACAAAGAACACAAGGCAAGAATGGAAAAGGCAGATACCAGCGTACCCGTACTGGGCGTAAGACAAGAGGACGGGACTATTTCCATTACAGACGGATTGAATAGAATCAAGAAGGCACATTCAATAGAAAAGAAGAAAACCATACCAGCGTATGTCATAGATCAGGCTGATATGGAGAATATAAAGCCAGTAGAGGACGAGGAATAAGGGTGGGGTAAAGGGGGGTATGAAAGAGTGTGGGGTGGGTAAGAAATTTATAAGAATTTTTGAGAAAGATTGAGTTAGTACCCCTCTCTTAAACCCTCTTTAAGAGCCCTAGAAGGCCCCTCAGAGCCCTCCGAAGCCTTAAAGTGCCTCCCGAGGCCTCTTAAACGACAAAACGCCGTATAATCGATTCTACAACGACTATACAAAGACAAATTTTATAAAATTTTGATAATATTTGAGAGCCTACTGACAATGCCACCTGCAGGTACCGTCCAGGAGAGCTCTATCCCGTCCAATCGATGACAATATTATTATTAAATGTGACAGTCCTATGACAATGGAGCTACATCCTGTCCAGGCATTCTATATCCCGTCCAGGGTCCCATAAGATCCTTAAAATTTTTGTATCCCGTCCAGGGCCAGCTTGTAACGGGTCCTTATCGGACCCTGATAGTAGTCTGGATAGTAGTTCCCGGACTCTGAGACCGTCCGATAAAAATTTCAAAATTATTTGAAACTTTGTTGAGCCCGATAACCGTAGACCCGTCGAGTCCGGTAACGGTGAACGCCCGATAACTCCCAGCCCCGCCGGTATGATTATCGGTCACAAGGGACTGGGAGGTTATCGGTCGCATGAACAGTCTGGTAACTATACACCAGATATGGGGGTTGTCAAGTAGGTACCCACAAGTCCCATAACCTCAGTGGACGTACCTGAGTTAAGCAAATTAAATTAGGGCACCAAGAGCAATTATACCATGGGACGGCACGCTATGTCAAGTGCCCGATAATTAAAATAATTTATTATTTGGCTAGATCCCGTCCAGCCGGTGCTCGAGCACGCAGGTAACCAGGAGTCTGGCGTGCTGGTCTCCCCTTCCAGGTATGGGACTACTATCAATATTTCTGAAAGAAATTATAATTCCTGCGCCCCGTCCATGTAAAAAATCAAATTTCCTTTAAGGAAATTTGATAGTAGTCCGCAGCTCCCCCGAGGCCCCCCAGGACTGGCTCTCTCCTTCCAGTCCTGGGGGGTTCCCTTCCCTCTCCGTCAGAACACGGGGTGGTTGTAGATGGCGTCCCCCTTCTTGTTGAGGGGCTGACCCGCCACGATATCCACATACCGGGTGAGGAACACGCGGGAGCCTCCGCGCTTCGCCATCGTCTTGATAAAGGCGTTCTTGACCTTCGTGAAGTTGCCCTCCTTGAACGCCTCCTCGTCCTTCACGATCTTCGGGGTCTTGAGGAGGAAGTAGGCATCGTAGCCGGGGAAGGTATCGGGGTGGACGATGATCGCGCCCTCGTTGTAGGTTTCCTTCGCCGCCTTGAACCGGGGAGTCTCCTTCACATCCTTGCGCTGATTCCACGGCTGATTCCAGTACGCCATGCGCTCCTGCGCTCCCATGCAGAACTGCACAAAGGCGTTCTCATGGAGGCTCTGACCGCCCACATACATCCCAACGATACGGGCGTTGAGGTTGGTGCGGAGCGCGTCCAACATCGGGTAGAGGATCGCGTTCCCCAAGTCAAGGTGCTGCATATCGGCAATGTCCAACTGGTGGGTCGTACCCATGATCTCGTTCACGACCGTGAGCGAACCCTGCTTGCCCAAGCCGTAGTAGAGAATGTCGGAGTTGGAATCCCTCATGCAGATGCCGTTGGGGGAGCCGTCCGTCACGACCATGAGGGTCGGGATCTGAATGTTGTTGTCCTTGACCCACTCCTGCATGAACTGGCTGCACACCGCAACGGCTTCCACGGTCGGGGTTCCGCTCATGTTCAGGTAGTCACCGCCGCGAGAGTGCGTCCCGGCAACCATAGCCCCGTACAGGTAGGCAAGGATCTCCTCGCGCTTCTCCGCGCTGTCCTGCGAGGAGGCGATCTGCATGAGTCCAACCTGCCCGTAGTTCATCTGATTGGGCTTGTCCTGCGCCGGGATCGGCATGAGCGGGTGCTTGAACTGCGTGTTCATGTTCGCCGGGTTACGGTAGTACGCCTTCTCGTCCGCATCAAAGGTCGGGATCAGGGCGCGAACATGGAGGTCGGTGAACGCGAACACCTCAAACGGGATCTTCGCCTTCTCGCAGAACCACACCAACTGGAGGATCTGAAGGTAGCAGTCGCGGATGTTGCTCTGCATCGACCCGCTGAAGTCAAGCATGAACACGATGCCGTGGCTCTTGCCGTCCTGCTTGACGATCTTGCTGATGAAGATATCGTCATGGGTGCGGTACTGGTGGAGGCGGTCAAGGTTCAGCATCCCCGTCTGCTTCGGACGCTCCCGGCGGATCTCGTCCGCAGCCTTGCGGCGGTCGAACTGGGCGACCAACTGGCGCACGAACGCATCGGACTCGCGGACGAACTCGCGGTAGGCGGGGAGCGGATTGTCGTAGCCCGTGTTCGCGTTCTTGAGGCTATCGCGGATCATCTCGCTGCTGATGATGCAGCGGTGGTAGTCCTTGAGCGGGGAGATCACGACCGTAGGAAAGTTATAATCTTCTCCGCTCTTCCTGCCGATGGAGTCCGTGTTGCCCTCCACGATCTTGTCCGCCTTGTCGGTCTTGTCGGTCTTGCTGCTGCCCTGCTGCTGATCCTCACCGCCCTGCTCAAACTTCTCGCGGGTCTTGTCCATGCCCTTGTCATCGTAGATGCGCTTGGCGACCTCGTACACATCCTCAATGGTCTGCGCCGCGTCAATGTCGGCAACAAACCCCTGCTCCTCGTTGGAGAGGTCGATGGTGAGGAAGCCGGGAACGCCCCACTTGCAATGGAGGTTCAGGCGGGTGATGGTGTTGGAGTCGCTGAAGTCCTTGCCCTTGAAGCCAAAGAGGTCGATCTCGTAGATCTCCTTGTAGCCCAAGAAGAAGTCGCGGCGCGTACCGGGGTACTTCGCCTTCATCAACTTCTCAATGCGAACATCCTCCACGACATTGGCGATCCGCTGAAGCAGGGTACGGTCGTAGCCGTCCTTCTCCGCAGCGTTGAGCAGAGCCTCGCTGCGCTCGTAGGGAGTCCACAGGGCATGGCTGATCTCGTGCGCCACGAGCATGGTCTGCACGGTTTCGGACACATCCCACACCGGGAGGACGAGGTGGCGGTTCTTCACATCGAACGATGCGGTTTCCGCCTCCTTGCTGAAAGCAAAGGAGATGTTCTCGGTGGCGAGGGCGCGGGCAAAGATGGAGAGAGACTTGTTCATGCGCGTATTGTAACCCACCCCCGTCTGTATGTCAAGTACCTCGTCCGCATGGAGGCACAAATAATCGCAGAATTTAATTCCGGGGAAATTTAATAAATCGGTGGGTCCGATAACTACTATCAATATTTTCTTTCAGAAAATTATAATTCCTTGCAGGAATCTAAATACCGTCCAATAAAAATTCTTCCAGCGAAGCTGGAAGAATTTGATAGTAGTTCCACGCTATCGCCCCTCCCCCCATTCGGGGGGAGGGGCATGAACAGCATCCGTCAGACGGGAACCGCGTTGATGAGCGAGGTGAGATCGTAGACTCCCTTGCTCACCGCGCTGCGGTGTTCCTTCAGCACCCAAGTCGGAATCCCCTTCATGTTGATCGACTTCGCAATGGCGAGGAGGTCTGCCTTCGTGAAGCAGTCGATGGGGCGATTGTGAACTTCCGCGTAGTGCTTGGCGGTGGTGACGAAACGATTGCGCTTGTTGAGGTATGGCATTTTCTTTTTCTTTCTCTTTCTTGGTTAGGCGGTCACGGCGTAGTCCGTGCCGGGGTTGGTGAGGTTGGGATCAACGACCGTGGAGGTCGGGAACATCTTGGCAATGGCGGCATCGACCGCCTTCTTGATCTCGTCAGCATCGGAGGTCGAGCAGGAACCCGGCGAGGAGGGCTTCTCCTCCTTCATGCCCTCCGGGGTCGGGAGCATGGTCGGGTCGATCTTCGTGTAGAGGTTGTAGAACGCCTCCTGCGTAGCCGGGTCGAACCGGGTCAGCGTCAACTTGATCGCCTTCTGCTTGTCGCTAAAGATGGCGAACGCCTTGCACACCTCCTCCAAGCGGCGGGTCGTGATGATATCGTCCAAGCCGCCCTCCTTGAAGCCGAGGCGGATCGTTTCCGCCCACTTGACGAGGTACTGCGCGAACTCCTTGTCCTCCTTGCCGTACGCCTTCATCTTGCGGATGATGATGCGCGCTTCGATGGTCTTGTCCGCGTAGTCCTGCTCAAACCAGTACGAGAAGCGGTCAAGGAAAGCCTCGTTCATGCAGCGCGTCCCGACAAAGCGGTCAGACTCGCCCTTGCCCTTCGTGTTCGCGGTGGCGACCACATTGAACCCCTGCACGGGCTTGACGAACATCCCGATCTTCTTGATGTAGATGCCCTTGCCCTCAAGGACGGGCTGAAGGCACATCATGCGCTCCGTCCCGAGGTCGATCTCGTCAAGCAGCAGGATCGCACCCCGCTGCATAGCCTGAACGACCCCGCCGAACACGAACTTCGTCTCGCCGTTGATGAGCCGGAAGCCGCCGATGAGATCGTCCTCGTCCGTTTCGGCGGTGATGTTGACGCGGATGCACTCACGACCGGAGGCGGCGCAAATCTGCTCCACCATCGTGGTCTTGCCGTTGCCGCTCATGCCCGTGATGTAGACGGGGGCGAACTGCTTGGACTTGAGGATGGTGCTGATGTCATCGTGGTGACCCCACGGAACGAAAGTGTCGTTCTTGACGGGGACGAGCGAAACATCGGAGGACGGGGCGACGAGGTTGAAAGTGTTGCTGTTCATGTTGCTCATGGTATCACAAGTTTCGGGGACTGTCAACTCCACGGTGGAGTTTTCATCAGAGTTTTCTTCGATGATGGCGTCAACCAACACGACCATCTCCGGAATGCTGTACTTGCCGCGCTCAACGCGGCGGCTCTTGTCCTGCGTCAGCCAAGCCGGGAGGACGCTGTAGGTCTGCCCTCCGAGAGCGTAGGATTGCGCGATTGCGGCAATGCACTGCTCACGGGTGTAGGTTGCCTCACCGATGGAGGTGGGGTTGCCGTACAGGATGTACAGGGCGTTGAGGAAGTTACGCTTGCGAATGTCGATGCTGCTCATACCCCAATCTTACCACCGAATCTTCTGTATGTCAAGCACCCGCACAGAAAGTTTTGTAAATAAATTTTTTATACCGAGACCATTGTAACATGCTGCGCAGGTTATGTCAAGTGGCTCCAGGTGGCTCTCTGGACTACTATCAATATTTCTGAAAGAAATTATAATTCCTTTGAATCCTGTCCACCAATTTAATCAGCCAGCTCTAGAGCTGGCTGATAGTAGTCAAAAGAACAGAGAGCCCCGTAGCGCCGGGGCTCTCTGGTTATGAGAGGAAGCCTATGTACTAATGCATTGACAACTCGTTCAGGCTTCCGTGTTGTAGTGGTTCTTGATGTGGTTGGTCGGGTACGGGCTGCAACGGGTCTGGCAGCACTTCTCCAAGTCCGTGACCCGCTTCCACAACTTCTCCTGCTCGGAGTAGAGGTCAACCGTGTTCTGTTCGATCTTGTCGTGAACGGAGTCGAACTTGTCGCGGATGATCTCGCGGAGGAAGGCAGCGGCGAAGGCAACGGTCGTGACGGACAGACCAACGATGCAGAGCGTGTTGAGGTCGATGTTCATGTTCCTATTGTACCTTGTGTTCGGGGTTGTGTCAAGCGGTTTCGGTCACGTTTGCCGGAAAGTTTTCCTTGAACCAGTCGAAGAGCCACTCAAACTGGTCGATGTAGTCGGTGTCATACTCAATGACGTACCCTCCACGGCAATTCTCGCAGACGGGGTACAGGTTTTCCTCGTTGAGGTCAACGAAGTTGAACACCTCAGGGAGTTCCACCTGCGTGTCAAGATCGGTATCCCAATCACCGAAGTTATCCTTGGTCAGGGTGAAGCGCGAGGGGCTATCCTTGTGCCGCAGCCAGGTGTAGGTGTGGGAGCCAATCGTCACGGAACCGGAGTCGGGGATTGCGTTGCGGTTGGTCTTCATGTCGGTATTCTACCGTTGGGTCGGTGGGCTGTCAAGCCCTTGATGTTTGTTAGTGGAAGGGGCGGGAGTTGCACCCACATATTCACGCTTATAAGGCATGCGCTCTAACTACGATTCAGCCACCCTTCCGTGGGAGAGCCTTCTTACGGATGCTCCCGTGTCCGTGCAACCACAGGTTGCCTCTGTGCGGTTATTGTAGTTCCCGCCAAACTCAATTATAATATAATCCAATTCAGGTACATTGTACCTCCTATTTTGGGGTTGTCAAGGCGTTCCCGGTTGGATTCGAACCAACGACCTGCCGCTTAGAAGGCGGCTGCTCTATCCTGCTGGGCTACGGGAACAATCGGAAGGGCTACTACTACGGTACGAGGGGAAGAATGCATTTTTATTTTAATACATTCCGCGAACCCATTGACCGACTTGTTCGCCCTTCCTTCTTGGATGGTCTTGAAGAAGATCCATCTCGTTAGTAGCACGGGTGGGATTCGAACCCACACTTTGTTGATTTTGAGTCAACTGACTCTGCCGTTGGTCTACCGTGCCGTGACCTGATTATATCAGGCGTTTGGTCGTCTGTCAAGTCCGAATCTAGAATGAATTGAGTCGTAGAAGTCGGAGTTGGGTGGAACAACCTGTTCGTGAAGCCGTTTGCCATTTAGGGCAATTTGTGCGTGATCTACGGCATCGTAGTAGGCGGTGATCAGTCCCTGTGGCGGGTTGGCATTGCCTTCAAGCCAATGCTCCATGATCAGGTCTGCCACGATGGCTACCCTGTCGTACATCTGCAGGGCAAAGATCTTTTCATCGAAGTCCTGCGGTTTGGGCTGAAGATCCAACTCGTCATCCAATCTTGCGAGTCGATCCATTGCCTTGTTCTGTTCTGTCTTGTCGTTCGCCATAATGCCTCCGGTGGGACTCGAACCCACAACCAATAGATTAAAAGTCTACTGCGCTACCATTGCGCTACGAAGGCGAATTTGGGAACCCTGTTGAAGCCGGGTTCCCACCCGCGTACCCTTTGCATACGGCAGTCGGGACTTGACTGCTATTCGCCGCGCCTACCAGTTTCTCCCTTGCGGGAAGCGTTGCCCCTATGGGGCGCCAACTGGGATTACGGTCAGGCTCATTGGCTTTGCCCATTGTAACCGATGGGCGCGGGTTTGTCAATCCTCTTCTTCCTCGTTTTCCTTGTCACCGTCCAGTTCGCCGTCCACATACATCTGCTTCTCCTCGTCACAGGCGAACTCCCGCGTCAGGCGAATCATGTCGTTGAGGAGCATCATGAATGCCCCGCCAAACACATGGCACTTGGGTTCCTCGCCACGCTCCATGATCTCCTGCAACTCGCTGTTCACATCGGCAACGATGTTGACGAGGATGAGGCGGATCGCCGGGTCGCAGTACCAGTCCGGACGCTTGCTGACGAGGAGCATCAGACCGTGGATCTTCTGTTCGAAGGTGGGCTGAAACTTCTCGTCCTTGATGATGGAGGACGGGTCGTTGAAGAAGTTGTCGAACTTGTTCTTGCTCATGTCATGCTTTCGTTGAGGGTCTTGCAGAGGTCGATCACGAACGCATACTCCTCGTCCGTGCAGCAGTTGGGGTCGGGGCAGGCGATCTTGAGGACGGAGAGGGCAATCGCCATCTTTGCCATCAGGTCGGACTCCTCGTACCAGTTCGGGTTGTCATCCACGAACTTGTAGATCTCGTTGAGGAGGTCGCTCGTATCGGTGGTGGTCGGGGTTTCGGGGCGGTTGTTCGGTGGCTTTCTCATGACTGCATTGTAACCGGGGAAGTGTTGTCTGTCAAGAACACGGCGTAGAAGTGTTTGACTTGTTTTACGAGTCGGATGAAGAGGTCGATCTGGTTCTTTGAGGTGTCCTCCGGAAACTCCACCGTGTAGGTGAAGTTGTCGATGCCGAAGGTCGTGCTCACATCAAGCGTGAGCATGATGCCCGGTTCAGCCGGGAACGCGAGAGCCAAGGCATGGAGGATGCTTCCCGTGCACTTCTTGTGTCTGCGGGTCGTCCATCCACGGCTCGCGGTTCCGGGGAACGCGGCTTCTGCCTTAATGATCATCCGAAGTCCTCCTCGTCAACGAAGTCCGGAATGTCGCGGTCGTTGTCACCGAAGCAGTATTCGTCCTCGTCATCGAACTCGTACTCGCCAGCCATGCGCTTGGCTTCCTCCTCGCTGTAGCCCTCCGCGACCAGTTCAGCCACGAAGTCCTCGTCGTTGAAGGTGTCATCGTAGGGGATGAGGTCGATGTCGTTGTCGGTGTCGTTGGTGTCGGGTGAATTGCTCATGCGTGCATGGTATCACATGGTTGCGTCTATGTCAAGCGGCAAAGCGGGGAGAAGTATTTTTATTTTTGTGACCAAGGCAATTGTATCCTGTCCTTGTTTGTTTGTCAACTGGGCTGCACACGGGTGTGTGGGCGGACTACTATCAATTTGCTATGCAAATTGATTAAAATAAAGTCCTTAAATTACTTCCTGTCCAACAAAATTAATCAGCGTCCCCGAGGGGACGCTGATAGTAGTCAAAGAACATGACCCGCCCTAAAGAGGAACGGGTCAGAGGTTTAGGAGGCACGGCATCCTCCATTGCAGAAGCCCATTGCAATGTGCTTCCGTTAAGACACGCCACGCTAGCAAGGGCGTCCCGTGTTGTTTATCCTTCCTCCCTGCTCCCTTGCGGGGGCAGGGAGGGCGTCCCATGCCCTATGGGACTTCAGCACACCGCGCCGAACTTCGCAATGTGTGCCGCGTATGCTCGTTCCACGATCTGCTTCAGCGGGGCGACCGGGCGGTTCGCTTCCCGCAGCGCAGTCTCCGCTGCCTTCGCGTAGAACGACAGGTTCTCGCTGTGGATCATGTCGATGAACTTCTTGCTGTCGCCGTACAGCACCTCCACGATGGCGAGGACGAGAGCCGCCTCCTCCTTCGTGAACCAAGACGGCGGGAAGGAGATGGCGATCTCGCACATGGCGAGGGTGGCGTTGATCTCCTCGTCATCGAAACGGATGCGGTCAATCTGCTTGCCGCAGGAGGCGAGGGCGGCGACGAGTTCGGTGACTTCGGTGAGGCGGTTCGGGGTGTTCTTCATGGGCGTATTGTACCTTCGGGGTTCGGGGCTGTCAAGTCACTTGTACGGTTGGGAGGGGGAAACGATCCCCCTCCCGGTTGGAGCACAACCTTTAGGCTTTGATGCGGCGGTCGATGGCGATGAAGAGGGCTTCGTCCAGTTCGCGGTAGTCCTTGATCGCGTTGGTGAACACATCCGGGTCGATCTTCGTCCCGGTGTTGTTGTGCTGACGGCAGACCTGCTCCACCATCATCATCATCCCGCAGAGGCGACCGTAGAGGTACGCGTACCGCTGTCCGGGATCCTGAAAGGAGCAGACGATCTTGACGGTCGGGGAGTCGGTGGTGGTGGTGGTGATCAGAGGTGTCATGCGCGTATTGTAACCGATGGTCGATTCTATGTCAAGTACCCTAGCGATTAGAACTTTAAATAAATTATTCCACCGAGGCAATTGTATCATGGGATCTGGCATATGTCAAGTTCCCATAAACAGCCTAGCCCCGAACGAATCGGGGCAGGGATCGCCGCATAACTGCGGACTCCTCTTCGGCTGGGGGTTATTGGTTAGTTCGTGAGGGGCATACCCATGCCCTCCCGGAGTCCGGCGCGGTAGGCGTGAATCAGGTCGAGCAGTTCCCGCTTGCTGCGGTAGCCCGTGGTGACCGCCTCGTACCCTCCGAGCGGCTGAATCCGCTGCAACTGCCATCCGCCGTAGGCTCCGGCGAGGACATAGGTTCCGGGCTGGTGGGCGACTGGGTTGGCTCCAACCAACTGGTTGAGAACACGGACGGCGGCGTTTAGTTCGAACTTGGTGGTGCGCTTCATGGCTGAATTGTACCTTTCGGGTTCGGGGCTGTCAAGTGCCACGGATCAGGTCACGCTTCGCGGCGCGGCGGGCGGCGCGGGGGTCGCGGGACTTCTTGCCCCAAGTCTTGGGACGGAGGCGGATCCCTCCGCGAAGGGCTTCGTGGACGAAACGGGCGGGGCGGTAGACGGTGCTGTACATGCCCGAATGATACTACGAGGGTCGCCGTATGTCAAATGCCTAGCGGTGAGAACTTTAAATAAATTATTTCACCGGGGCAATTGTAACATATCATCAAAGGGCTGTCAAGCCCCGTCAAGTTCGATCTGCTTCAGGGCAAACTTCAACTTATCCTGAAGAACCTTGATGGTGTGCGCCTCCATCTTGCTCTCCATCAGGAAATCGTCATCATCGGGATTCGTTATGTCGAACGACTTGGAATCCTGCATCAGACGAACCAAGCCATCGAAGAGTGCGGACTGAATGATGTTCAGTTCGGCATCGTTGAGTTCGACGCGGGTGGTCTTGCGCTTGATAGGGGCGATGGTGCTCATACGCATATTGTAACCGCAACCCCATCCTATGTCAACCCCATCCAAACTATTTGACAAACAATTCAACCCACGGTACACTAGTCTCGGTGCGCCTTCTTGGGCGCACTACTATCTAAAATAACCCCCGCGTTAGCAGGGGTCGTGTCCGTCGCCGTGGGGAGGGTTGTCAGTCCCCTCCGTAGTACCACGACACATCGATGTCCTCATCGATCCCGTGGTCGATGCTCATCTCCCGGTCGGCACGGTCATCGTAGTAGGCGTTGACCTCCTCCTCGCAGGAGCCGCAGAGGACTCCGGGGCGATCAACGACCGCCGCGAGGCAGGCTTCGCAGAGCGGGCTCTCTTCGGCGGCGGCGGTGTTCGTGTTCGGCTTGCACATGGCGGGTGGTGCTTTCTGCCCCTGTGGGGCGTTCGGGTGATGCGTGTATGGTATCACGGCGGGGCGGCTATGTCAAGTGCTCGAACGCCGTGCCACATCCTGGTTCCAAGCGTGAATCCCCTGCACGTCAGCGAGGGCGCGGAGGATAAGATTGTTCAGAATCTCAATGTTCGCCTCACGGCATCCGTCGTGCTTCGTATCCACCCGGTGGACGTGCCTGAACACGTCCTTGACGGAGTCGGTCAGCCGTTCGACGCGGGCCTGCAGCACCATGAGGTCTAAAGCCGAAGCGGAGGCGTTGGGGGGAATGATGTAGTTGGAACGGGAGAGGGTGCTCATGCGCGTATTGTACCCGGTGCGTTGATCTATGTCAAGTACCCCAACGATACGAAAGCGTAAATAAATTATTCCACCGAGGCAATTGTACCATACGGTTCCCCGTATGTCAAGCGCCCCATAACGAAGAACCCCCGCCGCGACGGTCGCGGCGGGGGTGACTGGCACCACCCAGTTAGATTGTACCGCGCTCGTACTTGCGGTGCATCAGCAGGTAGAACTGCCAGAGCCCGAAGGACATGACCCCGGCGATTAGCGCGACTGATGCGCGGAGGAGGTCGCCGCTGTAGGCGGCAGTACCTGCGAGGATCACGGCGGCGAGAGTGTTGAGGAAGAGGGCGGTGCGGAGGATGTTGAAGAAAGTGCTCATGGGCGTATTGTACCTTGTTGGTTCGGGTTTGTCAAGTACCCACGCTTATTGCCGTGGATACCCGGCATAGAAAACGGTCTTGTGCATTCCGTCCGTCTCCCGCTTGAGTTGTTCCATGAACCGTTCATGGTCCTGGGAATACTGCTCTGCAGCCGCCGCCCAGTACTCAATCCGATCCGCGTAGTAGTTCATCAAGTGCAGCGCGGCTCCGGGGTTGTCGTTGCGAGTCTCGAACGCTTGCTTCTGCAGGTTAGCAGCAATCCGGATCTCTTTGGCGCAGAACTTCATCATGTACACGGCATACACCATTTGGTCGTGGATGACCGCCGCTTCATTGGCGAAGCCGTTGACCGTATTGGCGGCGAGGACGGACGAGGAGGTGGAAACGGTGTTGGTGGTGCTCATGCGTGTATTGTAATCGATTACCGATTCTATGTCAAGTACCCCAACGATACGGGGGGCGTAAATAAATTATTCCACCGAGACAATTGTATCACGGTATCGATTGGTTGTCAAGCCAATGAAACAACCCGCCCCCGGAGGGGCGGGTTGTTTGAGTCTGTTGGTGATTCACCACCCTCTGTAGAGGGCTTCCTCACCCAAGTCTTCCCGCGCCTTACGCTCTTCGCGCTCTTCGGGAGTCTCTGATGCCGCTTCGATGATCTGCTGCATCCGCATGATAGCCCACTCCAAGGGCTCCACATCCATCCGAACGACTTCGGTCAGGTCGCCGCGCACCTGCGTGTTCGCCTGAATGTCGGCGCTCATGCGGGTGAGAATGTCAGTCAGTTGCTTGGCAGTACCCTTCGTCATGGTGGTGCTCCTGCCCCTGCGGGGCATTTGGTTGATGCCTGTATGATACCGTGCCTCCGGCGGTATGTCAAGAGCCCCGGCGGTAGGAAGGTGGGGTAGACAAAGAATCATTCCCGTGATACAATATCCTCGGTGCGCTTTGCCCCATCCCGTCCCGGTGCAAATAACAACGCCCCGCACGGGGCGGGGCGTTGTCGGGGGGTTTGAGTTTGCGTCAGTCCGGGTCGATGCTGACGATCAGATCCCCCCTGCACGACCTCCATGCCATCCGGTCGAGGTCGAAGTAGGTGACGAGGTTGTCGGGCGTGCGCTTACCGGACGCCTTCGGGCGGAACGCATCGGGGATGAGCGAGAGGCAGGTCGTGCCGGACGCGGGGCGGGTCGTGCCGTCGATCTTGGTGAAGGTGAAGCAGACGGTTCCCGCGGCGAGGCGGGCGCGGAGGGTGCGGGAGAGGTCGGACGCGGTGTTGTTGATGGGCTGTGCCATACGCGTATTGTACGCGAGGAGCCGATGTATGTCAAGTACCCCAACGATAAGGGAGCCGAAATAAATTATTCCACCGAGGCAATTGTATCATGGAGGCTTTGATATGTCAAGCCCCAACGCGATAGCCCCCCGGTGCAACGCACCGGGGGGCGTGGGTTGCGAGTGGGTTCAGCCGTAGGCGTTCGCTCCGGGCTTGCGGCGCGACTGGTCGAACTGGTCATCCCGGCTGTCGATCCAGTTCGCGGTAGCGAGCATCATGTACGCCATCGAACGCAGTTCGGCGGGGGAAAGCGCCATGCGGACGCTTCCCTCGTCAAGCCCCCGGAACACCATCAGCGCACCCTGCCGGGTCAGCGCGTGGGCGCGGACAGAGTAGCAGCCAACGGGGGCGATGAACGCCGCGCCGCTCTGAAACTTGTAGGTGACGCGGGTGTAGTTGCTGCGGTTGGCGATGGTGCAGTTGCCGATGGTCAGGTTGCGCTCCGCGCTGCGGAGGCGGTCGATGACGCGGGAGGGCGAGAGGACGATGTCGATGGGGCTGTGGTAGGTGGTGCTCATGCCCTAATGATAGCATGGCGGTCGATGGCTGTCAAGTACCCCGGTGATGCGACCGATAACTCGTTTGACATACCAGGAACCTGGTGGTAGAATAGTCTCGGTGGAATAAATTATTTACTTTGTCGTGCGCGTATGCGCGAGAGTAATTGACAACCGACCGCGCCCGTGATATCATACGCGCATGGCACAGCCCACCACCAACACGTCTGAAACCCTTCGCTTCGTTGTTACCACGCAGGTGCGCGAGAACTACGGCGCGCACAACTGGGACGGCAACGGCGAGTGCCCCCAGTACTGGAAGTTCAAGGGCGGCAACGAGTACCTCGTTGAGGGCGCCCGGAACGCGTTCGAGGCGATGGCGACGGTCAGCCTCACGCTGACTTCCAACGAGGGATTCGATGAGTACGTAATCGCATCGATGCCCTACGGGGAATGGGTTCTGCTGTTGGACGATGAACTGCGGGAAGCCTCGTTGGAGGGGCTGCGGTTGGTGAAGGTCTGAAGGGAGCCCCTGCCGAAAGGCAGGGGTTTCTCTTTGTTCACCCTGCGGGGGCTTGGTCAACCGAGACAATTGTACCACGGGGTTCATGATTTGTCAAATGCCCTTGAGCGGGGCATTTGACATAGACCCGCTGACGCGGTATCATACACGCATGGCACAGCCCAACAACAACACCGGAGACATCTCACTCGACACCCCCGAACAGATCTGCGCCTACCGCGAGGTCATGATCTACCAAGGTCTGAAGTTCGAAATCAGCACCGCAGCCCGTGGAATCCCCATGCGCCTGACCCGTGGCGTTTCCTGCTACGCCCTCGCCAAGAAAGAGTACGGGTTGAAGGGGAACCGCGAGAAGGTTCTCGCCGCCCTGAAGGAAATTCTGGAGGCGAAGTACAAGATCGAACTGAAGCCCCTGTAAGGGGGTTCAGGGAGGAGGGAGCAACCGCCCGAAAGGGCGGTTGTTTTATTTTCAAATTTATTTGAAATCAAGCCCCGTTGACAACCTGCGGGCCGTGTGGTACAAT